CATCTGTTAGTATTCGTTTTTTTTATTACTTAAAAAAGACTTCTATATTCTGTTGTTCATCGACAACTATATAATCTATAATTTGACGCCAGAAGCCTTGCCGCTGTTTTTCGGACAGCGTATCGTATAAAGGCCGTATGCCGTCTTCCAGCTTTTTATCATAGACCGTATGCGTGGTTATAGGACGTATGGATAGTAATTTATTATACTGTTCAGCGTCCTTTTTGTATTCTTCTAGTGTAATTAAATCGTTTATAAACAATTCTTTTAACCGTTGCAGTTGGTGCTTTACTTTTTCGGTATCAACTACTTGCTGTTGAACGGACTCATGTACAACGGCCTTGCGGTTACGATAAAGGGAGTCGAACCTTTGCAGTAAAGCCTGTTCGATAACCTCTTCTTTTATATTTCTGGTGTTTGTGCACACCTTACGGGTATGGGCTGTTTGGCAACGGTATCGTTTTCGCTTTTCCTTTTTTGCGTTCTTGTAAGAGTAATTAGCCGTAAATTTATTGCCGCATACGGCACACCGGATAAGCCCGGAAAAAAGATAGATGAGCTTACTGGGAGTGGCTTTTACAACCTTCCTTTTATCAAGCACGTCCTGCACGCCGTAAAACACTTCTTGAGATATGATAGGCTTACAAAACTCTAAGTCCGTACCATTTTTCCCTATATACGTTTCGTTACGTAGCAAATAGCGTAGGCTTGCGTAGTTATGGTAGTACCCGACGCTCCGTAAATACTTTAGCGTTTCCGATAAGTTGTGTGTACGGTTAAACGTATCAAAGGTTTTAATGATGTATTGTGCCGTTTTATCGTCCGGTACAAGGTGCTTATTTTCAATCTTATAGCCTGTAGGAAATGAACCGGTTACTACTTCATGCCTAGCCCGTTTCTGTTCAAATACAAACTTTATCCTATCGCTGGTCATATCAGACTCATTTTGAGCTACTGACAGTTTTACGTTTAGCATTAAGCGGCCGTTCGTGGTAGTCGTGTTGTATTGTTCTTGTGTGGTTTCCCAATCGACGGAATGCGAGTCAAGTATATCTTGTGCTTTATAGTAGTCCCGTACCGAACGAAACCATCTATCAAGCTTTATAAATAAAATGCGGTCAACTAGACCCTGTTCAACGTCAATTAAAAGCCGTTTAAACGCTTTTCTCTTAAACGGAGATTTACGGGCAGACGCTCCGTCATCCACATAAAGACCGACGACGCTATACCCTTTACGTTCGGCAAAATTTCGCAAGTCCTGTTCTTGAGCGTCAAGGGATAGGCCTTGTCGTGCTTGTTCTTCCGTACTTACCCGAATGTATAGAGCAACCCGTTTACTCATGATTTACCCCGCAATAGCAAGTTGTGGCCGAAAATTCATCAAGTAGAGTGACGACCGCCGAAAAAGTAAGTCGTTGTTCAGCGGCTATGCTATCAATCATATGTGGCTTATTCCGTAGGCAGGTGTGGGCTATGAGTAGAAATGCGAATTTATTAGCCTCGAACTCTTGTTGTCTATGCTGTTCTTTAGTTAATACATCAACAGCAAAAATCCGTGTTCCTATGCCATGTAAAAAATAATGCCCCAATTCATGAGCAAGCACCACGTTTTTCTCATTCGTAGTAAGTGCCCGGTCAACTACTATTAATTGTTTGATGGGAGAAGAAATAAATATCCCTTTTACTCCGATACAAGATTTCGGGACAACCCGAATATGTAAAGCCTTACATATTTCGTTCGGGTCGTTTGACTCAAACCGTTTCACGACACTAAGCACTTTAGGTAACATCTTTTTCATTTATTATTCTTCCTCTAATATAGACTTTATGATTTTTGCAATGTATCGCCGTTTTTCTGGAGTTATGGGATATTCCATACCATCGAACATAACTTCTGTTCCTGACAAGGCCGAAATAATATCTTCTTTATCGCCTTGTGCCACTACCGGTGCACTTGTAGTGCTTATAAGTTCTAACGGCGAGATTTCTAAAGCCGCCGCTAGTTGTTCTAGCTTATCCCGTTTCATGTTCTTTATAAAGCCCGATTCCCATTTACATAAAGTGCTTTTCGTGACCCCGATTTTCCGGGCTAATTCTTCTTGCGTGTAGCCTAATAATAGTCGCTTATGCTTAATAAATTTACCCGTATTCAAAGCGTAGCCCCCATTCATTGACGCCGAATAATTATGATTTAAGCATAAACAAAAATTGCCATATTTGCAACTTTTTTGCCAAAAATGAAAAAAAGTTGCCAAAAATGAAAAAAAGTTGCCAAAAATGGTTGACATGCTAGGGTTAAAAATGTATGATTATGAGTATCCTATAGGAAACAAAATATCAAAACTGAAAGGAGATAAGATAAATGAACGTACCCGAACTTCAAGCGGCTATTAAAAAACGGGGCATTCCGATGAACCGCTTTTTAGACCTTGTGAGAATAACCCCTTCATCGTGGTCAAGACGGGTAAAGGGAACATCTGAAATGACGTTAGCCGAAATTCAGCGTATTGTTGATACGTTGAATCTTTCGGAAGAAGAAGTTAAAGAAATATTTTTTTAGTCTTTTAGTTTCTTACAGGAAACGAGCCATGCTAAAAATAATTAATTTTGACCCGAACCGGGTATTTGCCGCCCTTTATGAAGCGGCTAAAGGTGAAGAAGGGCACACGTACTATGCCCTTATATCGAAAGGAGACGAAAGCGATGAAGAGAACACCGACAGCGGCCATCCCGTCGTGGGTAAACAGGCGTCACGAACAACTTCATAGGGAGTGGATAGAGCTTGAACTTCCCGTTCAGACACAACCGTCTAAGCCTTGTACTAAGACCTTTGATTATAAAGAGTTAGTCGAAACAGTGTTCTTGTTCGCAATTCTTACTTGCGTAATATTTGTGGGGGCGTTTGTATGAACCTTCTAACACGAAGTATCTCAATTATGGCTATATTGGCGATAGCGTCAATTCTTATAGCAACATCTCAATGTCTTTATCTGATAGGAAGGAGTTTTGCAAAGTGGTAAGAATAAGTTTTGAAGGCACAAGTCACGAAGTATTGCAGGAAATGAAAGATTTTCTATCCCTGCAACAGTCAGCACACACGGAAACAGTAGAACCTAGTAAAACCGAACCGGCTAAGAAGGAAGCACCCCCTAAGGCCGAAAAGCCGAAGAAAGCGACTAAAAAGGAAACGCCGAAAGACGACCGGAAGGAAGAACCGAAACCTGTAGAAGAGGAAAAGGATAAAGAGTCTGGGACGGAAGCGGCAAAGCTTTCACCCGAAGACCTTGTTATTGTTCGGCAAGATGTAGTTGACTTCACAAAGAAAGACACCGCTAACCACGGTAAAGTGAAGGCGTGGATTACGGAAAACTTAGGGGACGGTGCAAGATTAACCGACCTTACGATTGATAAGGTCGATAGCTTATATGACATGCTGGGGATACCCAAACATGAGTAAGCACGCAATCCTTTCAGCCAGTGCGGCGGCTAGATGGCTAAAATGCCCGCCGTCCGCCCGCCTAAACGCCGCCGAAACCGATACGGTATCTGAATATGCCGCCGAAGGAACGAGGGCACATGCGGCCGCCGAAGAGTGTTTACGGGCATATCTTGAAGGCCGTGAGCCGAACGCTACCTATGATGACGGCGAAATGAAGGAAGCCGTTGCCCGATACGTTGATATATGTATCGAAAAAGTGGTAGCGGCTAAAAAAACAACGCCCGACACCGTGGCCAAAGTTGAGGAGCGGTTAGACTTCTCAAGTATTGTTCCGGACGGTTTCGGCACGGGAGACATGGTGATAATATCGGACGATACGATAGAGATTATAGACCTTAAATACGGTAAAGGCGTTCCGGTATCAGCCGTGCATAATCCGCAAATGCGATTGTATGCACTAGGGGCTTGCTCCGCCTATGATTTTTTGTACGGCTTTTCTAAAGTCCGCATGACTATCGTTCAGCCTAGACTGGACAGCGTTTCAACGGACGAGCTTTCAATTAGAGACCTTATGAAATGGGCGAAAGAAATTAAAAAAACCGCCGAACTTGCCTATAAGGGTAAAGGCAAGTTTTGTGCCGGCGACCATTGTCGTTTCTGTAAGGTGAAGGCTAGGTGCAAAGCGTTAAGCGAGTACGAACTTGCCGAAGTAAACAAATACTTCCCGGATGAAGCGTGGGAGCTTGAGCCCGAAACCATAGCGGATATTATTTTAAAGGCTACCGCTATTGATAATTGGATTAAAGCCGTCAAAGAGTATGCCCTTACGGAAGCCCTTAACGGCAGGGAGTGGCCTAATTTAAAGCTTGTGGCAGGCCGTTCTAAACGTATAATTACGAACGACGAAGCGGCCGCCGACATCCTGTTAAAAGAAGGCTACAAGACCGATGATATTTACAAACCTAAAGAATTAATCACGCTTACCGCCCTTGATAAGTTAGTGGGTAAAAAACGGCTTGCCGAAATATTAGACCCCGTACTTAGTAAGCAAGACGGTAAACCGACGCTTGTATCCGAAGAGGATAAGCGCCCTAAGCTCGACACATTATCTGATTTTGACGACTCTATTTTAGAGTAGAAAAGGAGAAAACATCATGAAAATTGCAACAGGAAAAGTAAGACTTTCATACGCTAATATCTGGACACCGAAAAGCTTTAACGGACAAGCTCCGAAATACACTGCAAGCCTTATCATCCCTAAGAGCGACGAAAAGACCATAGGTAAAATTAAGGCCACTTTTGAAGCGTTAAAAAAAGACCCTGTAAGTATTAATAAGTGGGGCGGCAAGGTCACAAACCTTAATATCCCGTTACGAGACGGCGATGAAGAACGGTCACAAGACGCCGCTTATGCTAATAGCTACTTCATGAACGTCTCAACGGCAAAAGCTTATCCGCCCCGTATCGTTGACCGCAACAAGCAAGAAATTCTTGACCATGCCGAAGTATATAGCGGTTGCTATGTACAGGCAGTTATTAATTTTAGTGCTTACAACAATGCCGGGAATAAGGGTATCGGGGCGTACTTACAAGGTATCCGTAAATTAGCCGATGGCGAACCGCTTACGTCAAGCATTGCTACTGATGACGACTTTTCCGACGTTGATGACGTAGACGATTTATTCTAATGCGTACAATGTCAATCGACATTGAAACGTATAGTGACATCGACATAAAGTACGGAGTTCATAAATACGTTTCAAGTCCTAATTTTGAGGTACTACTGTTCGGTTTCGCCTTTGATGATGAAGCAGTGCAAGTGATAGACCTTACAAAAACCCATAAACTATCGCAAGCCATAATGGCCGCCTTGTATGATAAGGAAATTCGCAAGACGGCGTTTAACGCCGCATTTGAAATTACGTGCTTGCGTAGGCTTTCCTATCTACATGATATGCCGCCGGAACAGTGGGAATGTTCAAGCGTATTAGCTAAATATAATGGACTTCCTAACACACTTTCGTCCGTGGCCAAAGTGCTAAAGCTTGAAGAACAAAAAGATACACGGGGCAAGAACTTGATTAAATACTTCTCTTGCCCGTGCAAGCCGACTAAGGTTAATGGCAACAGAACCCGTAACTATCCCGAACACGACCCCGACAAGTGGGCGACGTACATTGAATATAACCGTCAAGACGTGGTTGTAGAACGGGAAATACGTAAGAAACTTATTAGCCATAAGCCGCCCGAATCAGAACGGCGGCTATGGCTACTGGACTTACAGATAAACGACCACGGGGTACGGGTAGATGAGGACTTAGTGCAAAACGCTATACAGCTAAATAGCGGCACAGTGGATACGCTTACGGCCGAAATGAAAGCAATCACGGAGCTTGATAATCCGAATAGTGTTGCACAACTCAAAGACTGGTTAGACTACCGCATGGGAGAAAAGCCCGAAAGCCTTGATAAGGCGGCACTCAATGAGCTATTAGCTTTACCGCTTGCCCCCGACGTAAGGCGGGTACTTACCATACGTAAGCAGTTGGGTAAGTCATCGGTAAAGAAATACGAAGCTATGGCAAACACAAAGGTTGAGCTAAATGGTCAACTTTATTGCCATGACCTGTTCCAGTTTTACGGGGCGGGGCGTACTGGTAGATGGGCGGGGCGAACAGTGCAATTACAGAACTTGCCCCGTAACAGTATGCCGGATTTAGACCTTGCACGTAAGCTTGTTAAAGATGGCGACGCAAGTCTACTCAATCTTCTATATGACAACGTACCCGACGTATTGTCACAGCTTATAAGAACGGCGCTTATACCGTCAAAAGGCAATACGTTCTTTGTAGCCGACTTCTCCGCCATTGAAGCCCGTGTTATTGCGTGGCTATCCGGCGAAAAGTGGCGAATAGATACCTTCAAGAGTGGCGGCGATATTTATTGCGAATCCGCAAGCCAAATGTTCGGCGTACCGGTCGTAAAACACGGGATAAACGGTGAATTACGACAAAAGGGAAAAGTTGCCGAACTTGCCCTAGGGTATGGCGGCGGAGCAAACGCCCTTATCACAATGGGGGCTTTAAAGCAAGGATTAACGGAAGCCGAACTTCCCGATATTGTGACACGTTGGCGGGCGAAGTCACCGAAAATCATTGAGTTTTGGAACGCTTGCGACACGGCCGCCAAAAACGCCATTATTTACGGTAAAACTGTTACTTTGTCTAACGGCATATCCTTTGAGAAGACAAAAGGGGCACTTCTAATACATCTTATAAGTGGCCGGGATTTGACGTATTTGTTCCCTAAAATCGGTACAAACCGTTTCGGGGGAGAGTCAATAGAGTATAAGGGCATGGCACAAACGGCAAGCGTATTTACAACGCTTGAAACATACGGCGGTAAGCTAGTCGAAAACATTGTACAGGCCGGCGCTAGAGACTGTTTAGGAGCGGCTATGATGAGACTACAGGCGGCAGGGTATCAAGTCGTAGGGCACATTCACGATGAAGTTATAATCGACGCTCCGTCTAAAGACCCCGACGCCACACTGAAAGAGATTGTAAGGCTTATGTGCAAGCCGACTGACTGGAACAAGGGCTTGCCGCTTAACGCCGACGGTTTCTACAGTGACTACTACAAGAAAGATTAAAGGTGAATAATGCGTAAATATCTACTCGATTTCGGTTTAATAGTGATAATAGGAGCTATACTCAACGCTTTATTAGTTCAAGTAATAAGCCCTACCGCCACACTTATGATTTCACCGCTGGTCACGCTTTTTGCGGAAATATTAAGAAAGCAGGCAGTAGTCGCCTTTAACTGTAAATTAAGCGGTGTGACCATCAAACCCTTTTGGAAAACACTTAGTCCGCAAGATGTGTTCTTGTACAAGTTTATTGCCAGCTTGCAAATTGGGACGGTGATTTTCACCTGTTTCGGTGTTGGCAGTGTGTGGATATATGAACACTTTGCCGATACGTCAAACATTCCCATTGCCGCTGTTTTAGTCAGTCTAGTGCTTATGTGGATAGCGAACCGTAAGTAAATGAGAAAGGGGTGAAGCCAATGTTAAAAGAACAAACGCTTTTCGGGGAGATTGACAAGGTAGACTTAGCCATTCGACGAATTAAACTGCATGAGCCCCCGGAAGGGTATTACGTAGCGTTTTCGGGCGGTAAGGACAGTTGCGTCATACTAGACCTTGTGAAACGAGCCGGCGTAAAGTTCAGTGCACATCTTAACATAACAACAGTAGACCCGCCGGAAGTTTTAAAGTTTGTCCGGAAAATTATCCGGAAGTTACGATGGAGAAGCCTAAAATAAGTATGAAGAAGCTAATCGAAAAGAAAGGGATTTTACCGACGAGATTAGCTAGGTACTGTTGCGCCGAATTTAAAGAGCGTGGCGGAATGGGAAGATTTGTTGTAACGGGAGTCAGACATGCGGAATCTGTACGTAGAAGGAAGTGGAAGCTAATAGAGCCGTGCCGACAACCAAACGGCAAAAGGTATATACATCCGATTATTGAATGGAATGATGATGAAGTATGGGAATACATCAAAACTTACAAAGTTCCGTATTGCAGTTTATACGATGAAGGATTTAAGCGGATTGGGTGCGTATGTTGCCCGTTTGCCGGCGAACAAAAGAAACGTCAAGACATTAAGCGTTGGCCGAACATTTACAAAAATCAGTGGAGAGCCGGTGCAGAGTTGTCAATGGAAAGACGAAAGCGTGAAGGGAAGAAGCTGTTATTCAATACTGTTGATGAACTAATGGAGTTTTGGTTGAGTGGAAAAGGTATGCCGAAAGAAGAGCCGGAGCTTATCAATATTTTCGGTGTGATGAGCGATGAGGGCAGTACGTAAAACTACCTAAGCCTTTCTTAAAACGAACTCATTTTGCGGCCGAAACCGATTTCGGTCACAGGGTAGCAGACCGACATGAATGCCGGCTTGCTAATGCGAGCTTGAAAGTAGCTTGAAAGCGTATAAATGGCGCAATTAAGCCAAAAACGGGAATATTAAACGAAAAACTTTCAAGCTACTTGAAAGAGCTTAAAAAACTTAAAGTAGTCGAAATAGACCAGTTTAGAAAGGAGAAAAAGCAAATGTCTTGCATAAAATTCGGTAAGTACGAGCCGCAACGAGAGATTGTAATTAGTGACACGATAAACGGCAACTCAATGCAACACTTTTACTGGTTTTCAAACGGTTACGGAGCAAGCGTATGTCAGAATCGCAACAGCAAAGGACAGGAAGATGGGTTGTATGAGCTTGCCGTAGTAAGAGACGTCAAATTAGGTTACAGCACTATTATCGGGTATTTGACCGCCGATGAAGTAGCCGACCACTTAAGCCGGATAGAAAAGTTACCGGGTTTAGTGGGGAAAAGAAGGGAGCATATTATGCAACACACAAAAACTGTATACAAAATGACGAAATACTCCGCCTATGAGTTTAGCCACGATTACACCAGCATAACGGACGTACTGGATAGATTGAATGCTCGACCCGAATATGACGATGGAAGATATGAATACCTCTACCACGAGAATACCAATCCGCCGTATTTTGAGTTGTTCGACGGGTACGAGGGGGACGACCTAACCCTTTTGCAAGGTGAGTTTTTACTAATAGACCCGGAAGGGAGACTTTCAAAACTTTCCAGAGATGAGGCTACACAAGCTATTTTGAAAGGAGTAGGTCTAGATGAAAAAGTATGTGTTTAGATTTAGCACTTTAATCGAATATGACGGAGAAAAGTATAATTGCTTAAACGAAAATGTCTATGGCCTTTATGACACCGAGAAAGAAGCTATCCTTGACGCAATGAGATTGTACGAGGATTGCGGCTATGCATTTACACATCTGTTCGTAGGTCAATCGGAATACTTTGTTCCTCGAATAGACGCAGAATCCATTTTAGAGGATTTAGCACAACTAGCCGTTAATGACGGGTACGATGGCGATGAGTACCTAACAAACGTTAAAAGCAAGCACTTAAGAGAGCTTGATAAACTACTCACAGAAACCTATCTTAACTGGGAAAACAAGCACCCCGAATATCGTAACAGGGACTACTTGATGACTCAAGCTGTTAGGTACTCTATCAGCCATTTAAAAGAAGAAATGGAAAACTTGCGAGAAGGAGAACAAGATGATGAATAAAGAAGCCTTAAACGATGTATCGTATCAAATTGACGAAGCTACCGAAGCAGTAAGAACTGTTTTAGGCCTACTCGACGATTACGGACTTGTTAAGTACGATTATAAACTGGTGAAAGACGGTATGCTACATTGTTTACAGATACTTGATATAGCCTTTGATGTTGTAGACTTAGCCAAAGACGAAAGGGTGAAGTCTTAATGATTAGGAATCCGCTTATAGTTAAGTTACTTAACAACAAAAACTTAGTTATTCATGCGAGCAAGGACGAATTTCAAAGAGTTGAGGTTTACTATCATAGGGAAGGACGGTTTGGCGTTAGAATGCTAATAGGAGTTGAAGTAGCTAACCTTGCTAAAGACGTAGAACCTTGTTCAAGAAGAGAGTCGATAGACATCTATACCTATCTGTTGGATGAGTTGGACAAGGATAATAATGTAATAGATTTACGCCCTGTTTTACAGGGTATTCTGGATAAGCGAAAAGAGGGAAACTAACTATGATTGAAGAAGCCGTAAAACTCAACCTTCCTTTCCACAAAGCACACTCCGTGGTAATGGGTAAAATAAAATACTGGTACTTTCCCGATAACGTCAGAGGGCAACTCAAAGAGAACATGCTTTGCTACATTGCCCGTAGGGAAGATAACAAGGTTATCGGAGAAGCTACAATAGCTACTATCATAGAAGGAACACCGCAAGAAGTGTTCAGCCAGACCGCTTTATACACTGAACTTAGCGCTCCGATGTTTCTTTCTATCTTTGGCGACTACCAGACCGTAAGCGCCGTAGGTTTTGCCGACGTAAAACCTTATAAAGAAGAGGTTTACATTGAGGACTCCGAGCTATTAGACGGCATATGCGAAACGTTTGCACAGGCGGCATATGAAGTTGACGACCTGCAAGATAGAATACCTACCCTAAGCGGAGAAGATATTGACGAACTGCTCCGCATAATAAGCCGTACCATTGATGAAGTGTACAGGCTTGCCGTCTTGTTACCTACCGATAGGCCGAGAAAGAAGGATACCCGTAAATGATTATAACTGCACCGAAAGACAAAAAAGAGTTTCTGACAATGACAGAGGATAGTCTATCCGATATACTGGTAGATTTATCCCAATTACTGGTTAATTTGATGAAATATGAGGGGATAGAAGATGACGGTATGCTACTAGGTATTGCGTCAATGCTAAACCGTAATTACAGTAGTCTAACCACAGTGGAGTTAATCGTTAAAAGCGAAATTAAAGACTTAGAAGGAGAATAACATGATTGTATACAGCCTTTACTCTATCAGAACAAACGTTACCAATCTACATTGTGAGGACTCCGTAGGTATTTACACGGAACAAAATGACAAGAGGGCTTACATCTGGAGAAGTGACGACGAGCGGCTTGTTCGTATCGTGTGGGAACGGACTACCGATTATCTTAAAGAGCATTCCGACGGCGTGGCCGTACCCGATAGCCTAGCACTACCCCTAGACACTATCGTACTAGCGTCAATGGAAGAACTTTATGATACGTGTACAGGGGATGATACATAGACAATGAAAATCCTTGATATGTGTTGTGGGGGTAAGCTTTTCTACTATGATACGAAAAACAAGGACATAACCTTTTGTGACATCCGGAAGGGTAAGTACGAATTTACAGAAGGCAGAAACGTTGAAGTTTTGCCCGATATTGTATGCGACTTTAGAGAACTACCCTTTCAAGACGAGATGTACGACCTTGTTATCTTTGACCCGCCACACCTAATACGTGCCGGTGAGAAGTCGTTCATGGCCATTAAATACGGAAAGCTTACCGACTATAAGAGAGATTTAAGTAAAGGTTTCAGTGAGGCCTTTAGGGTGCTAAAACCTAATGGCACTCTAATCTTTAAGTGGAATGAAACGCAAGTTGCTATATCCGAGGTACTAAAACTTGCTCCGCATAAGCCTTTATTAGGTGATAAAAGAGGAAAGACCCGCTGGATTGTATTCGTTAAGTAAATCAAAGAAAGGATGATATAAATGCTTAAACGAGATGACGTACTTACGAAGGGTGTATTTAAGTTATGGCAAAAGGCCGCTAAGAGCCCGTCTCATAAATTTTTCGGATTTGCAGACGAAGCTATGGGATATATCGGAACGAATGGGATAGTTGTATATCGAATACCTAAAGAGGTGAATCATCCGTTCAAAGATACCGAAGGCCTTCCGGACTCGACTAAAAAACACCTGAAATCCCTTTTTACAGATGAAGGTAGAAGCGTTCAAGATACGGGCGAATTAAAAACAACCGCCTTAGGGCTTGCCCGTAAATTCAACGACGTTGACCGTACCCTTTATGTACGAGAAGATTTCCTATCGCCGTTCCGTAAGATATATGTGAGTGCCGATTATGTCAGACAGAATATTGTTCGTCTGTACGCAAAGGACGAATACATAAAGGACAAATACGTGGCTATTTGCGCATTGGCAGGAATTGAACTGAAAGGAGAATAGACAATAGAGATGAAACGAACAAAAGACGAACGGCCGCCGTTAAATGAATATGTATTAGGCGTGTGGCCGACAGCAAGCCCTATTCCCGAATTTACGGCGTTAAAGCGAAAAAGGTCAGGTGAGTACGTGAACCGTCATAACGAGCCTGTTCTTGCACCTAAATTCTGGTTAGAATTACCCACCTTACCGCAATAAAGAGGTTTTATTATGAATGATGTAAGTTTTACCCTTACCGTGGGCAAAAGCCGTACCGCTAAAAACTGGATAGCTAAAAAAACGTCGTGGCTTGAGTTTATAGACAGCTTAAAAACACCGATACGTACCCGGGAGACGGTAAAAGAATATGCGGCTATGAGTCGTGAACAGCGGGCACAAGCTAAGGACGTAGGCGCATTTGTAGGCGGCACATTTAGCGGTAAACGAAGACTGTTAAGAGAAGCGGTTAACAGGCAATTAGTAACCCTTGACGCCGACAGCCCTTCTCCGGATTTTCTAAGCGATGTGGATTTATTTTTAGGCCAATACGCTTATGCGATTTACTCTACACACTCACACACGCAAGCGTCGCCTAGGTATCGCTTAATCCTTCCCTTAGCCGAACCCGTATCGCCCGAAGCGTATCAAGCTATCGCCCGTAAACTTGCCGACACCGTGGGTATAGATAATTTCGATTCGACGACATACGACGTACACCGACTTATGTACTTCCCGTCAGCGGCCGTAGACGGCGACTATGAATATTACACGAACGACGCCCCTATCCTTGACGGCAAAGATATACTTGCACAATACAAGGACTGGAAGGACACGGCACAGTGGCCGACGGGTAAAGCCGAAACGCTTGCCGTCAAACACGCCGCCGCTGTTCAAGGCGACCCGTTAGAAAAGCCCGGTTACATAGGTGCTTTCAATCGTATCTACTTTCCGATACAAAAGGCCATAGCCGCTTTCTTAAAGGACGAGTACAGCCCGTGTGATAACGGACGATATACCTACCTTTTAGGCACAACCGCCGGCGGCCTTGTCATTTACTCCGACAGGTTTGCCTACAGTCATCACAGCACCGACCCTTCTTGCGGTATGCTTTGCAGTGCTTATGACCTTGTACGGGTACACCTTTTCGGTAAACTTGACGAAGACGCAAGAAGCAACACCAGCGTCGAAAAGCTACCGTCAAGCGTAAAAATGAAAGAGTTTGTACAGGGGCTTAATGACGTTGAAAAAGAATATGTACGTACCGTGAATGCCGACCTGTTCGACGAGGAAGCGGACGAAGCCGCAAGTGAAGAGCTTGAAGAGTGGCTATCCAAACTTGAATACACTAAAGATAAAGAGCCTAGAATCAAGCCTTCCGCCAAGAACGTATTACTTATTATGGCAAACGACCGAAACCTTAAAGACACGTTCGGCCTTAACACCTTCTCACAACAGATAGATATATTAAAAGACCTTCCGTGGCGTGACAAAAAAGAGGGCGAACAGTGGCAGGATTCCGACGACTCACAGCTTAGAAACTATTTCGATGTGACGTATAAGTTGCAAGCACGGGCAGTTATTGAAGACGCCTTCATAGAAACGGCCAACAAGCACCGTTTTCACCCCGTAAGGGACTATCTGAACAGCCTTAAATGGGACGGAGTGCACCGGGCAGAGACACTGTTTATCGACTTTCTAAACGCCGTGGATACGAACTTTACACGAGAAGCAACTATTAACTTCTTAAAGGCGGCCGTAGCCCGTGTGTTCCATGCAGGTTGTAAATTCGATAACTGTATCACCTTCAGCGGAGCACAAGGGATAGGCAAAACAACCTTGTTAGGCAATCTGGGAAAAAAGTGGTACAACGAATCCATTACAAGTTTTAGCGGCAAAGACCCGTTAGAACAACTGCAAGGTAGCTGGATTGTCGAACTAGGCGAAATGCAGGCCACTAAAAAAGCCGAAAATGACCAGATAAAAGCCTTCCTTAGTAGAAGGGTTGATAAGTTTAGAGTATCTTTCGGAAGAAGAGTTCAAGAGTTTCCCAGACAATGTGTTTTCGCCGCCACCACAAACGACCTTATCTTCTTGAAAGACAGAACAGGCGGTCGTAGGTTTTGGCCTATCATCGTGGCGTATGGCGCAAAAAAAGACCCGTCGTTAGACCTTACGGAAGAGTACGTGAATAGTGTATGGGCGGAAGCCGTTTACTTGTATCGTAAAAACCCGTCCCTTCTACTATCAAAAGCCGCCCTAGCAGAAGTAGAAGAGTTGCAGGACTCTTTCACGGAAGGGTTAGAAAAAGTAGGGCTTATCGAAGACTACCTAGACAAGAAACTACCCGACAACTGGAAGGATATGGAACTCTTTGAACGCCGGGCTTACCTTGACGGTTACAGCGAGGAAGACGAAAAAGCCGGAACAACTCGAACTTGCGTTTGTACTCTTGAAATATGGTGTGAGGTATTCGGCGGAGAACGTGGAAAAGCTAATCAGTACGAGCTAAGAGAAATAGCAGCTATCATGCAACGCATGAAAAACTGGGACGGTATCAATCGGACATCCGGCAATCCGTATACAGCAAGAGTTGGAAAAATATACGGAAAACAACGTGTGTTTATGCGTATAGAAAGCGGCGAATAGTGGTAACAAAAAAAGTGGAGTGGAACGGGCTTAGGGTAAAAATGACCGAACGAATGTTTGGCGAAAACTATCGACATAATTCTAGTTTTCTCAATAATCGCATTTTAATTGAGAAAATCGGAAAAGTCCGTTACCGTTACCACTCTGGTTACCACCCCCGTTACCAACTGAAATGGCTTAACCACCTTATTTATATATATATGGTAACAATGGTAACAATAATATTGTTATTACTATATAGAGATATAGGTTTATATAGATTTATGTATATATGTATATATCTATATACTATATAGGAAGTGGGTGTTTTAGTACACCATGTACACCACCCCATTTTTAGAAGGGAGAACTGGATTGAATATTCAAAAACCGATTTGCGAACGGCAAGTAGAAACGTACTTAAAAAAAAGAATCGAATCGGAAGGCGGACTTACGTTTAAGTTTGTGAGCCCGTCTAATGCAGGCGTACCCGACCGAATCGTATTGAAAAATGGAAAGGCCTTTTTTGTCGAATTGAAACGCCCGAACGGAAAGCTTAGGCCTTTACAACAGCACGTAGCCCGTAAATTATATAGCCAAGGATTTAGCGTGTATGTCATCGACACGAAGGAAGGGGTTGATGAATTTGTACGAAAGGAGTTAGCGCCTAATGAGATTTAAGCCTTATCCGTATCAAAAGGAAGCGGCACGGCGAATAGTCGAAAACACGCATTACGGATTGTTCCTTGATATGGGTTTAGGAAAAACGGCGTCTACCTTATACGCCCTTGACGAGCTTATGTTTAATCGGTTTGAGGTACAAAAAGTGCTTATCGTAGCTCCGCCTAAAGTAGCCGAATCGACATGGCAAGACGATATTTCAAAATTTTCCGATTTTAAGGATTTTAGGGTGCACACCCTTACAGGAACGCCTAAACAGCGAGAAAAGCTGTTAGAGGAAAAATCAGGGCTATTTATCATAGGGGATACGCTGGTATCGTGGCTTTGTCGCAAGTACCACTACAGCTTACCCTTTGATATGCTTATTATCGATGAGTCTAGCCGCTTTAAAAGTCCGCAAACGCAAAAATTCAAAGCCTTGAGAAAAGCTAGAAGTTCGTTTTCCCGGATTGTCATTCTGACCGGTACGCCGTCGCCGAACTCACTAGAGGAGCTATGGCCGCAACTATATTTACTAGACGGGGGTGAAAGATTAGGTAAAACACTAACCCAGTACCGAAACGCTTACTTTAAGCCGAACCGAACAAACGGACATATCGTTTTCGACTACCGCATTCATAGCGAGGAAGCCCGGCAAACGATATATCGTAAAATCGACACCATCTGCATGAGTCTTGAAGCGAAAGATTATCTGACTATGCCCGACCGAATAGATAACGTCATAGCCCTTGATATGCCGCAAGACGTTAAAAAGCGATATGCCGAATTGAAACGGGATATGGTACTTGAGCTTGACGGAGAAGATATTACAGCCGTTAATGCCGCCGCCGTATCCAATAAGCTACTTCAAATGGCAAACGGTTGTCTTTATACCGACGAGAAAGAAACGATACGGTTACACGACGTCAAGATTGAAGCCCTGCAAGATATAGTAGATTGCAACCCCGGAAAGCCTGTTCTTGTGTTCTACAGTTTCATATCCGACAAAGAACGGATTTTAGAATCCTTCCCGAACGCAAAAGTGTTACGGGGTAAAAAGGATATGCAGGATTGGAACGACGGGAAGATTGAAATGCTTATTGCACACCCGGCAAGTTGCAGTTACGGCTTAAATTTGCAGTACGGCGGCAATATAGTAATCTGGTACGGGCTAACGTGGAGTCTTGAACAGTATCTACAGGCCAATGCAAGACTTTACCGGCAAGGCCAAAAAGAAACGGTTGTCATCAATCATCTTGTTATGAAAGGAACGATTGACGAACAAGTGATGAAAGCCCTACAGCGTAAGGAAGTAGGGCAACGAGAACTTATTGAAGCCTTAAAGGCAAATTTATTAGAAAGGAAAGGTGACAGGAATGCAAGTAAATTTTGACGGAAAGGGTTTTATTAAGGTTACTCCGCAAGAGGTTTTAGACCGATTTTCTGACCTTTTAGAAAGCTATGAGGTTGACGGAGAACACTATAGCGACGTGTTTTTAAATTTTAGTTTAGCCGCCTATGGGTCAGCGTGTATGACTTCTGTAGGTATGTTACTTTCAAGCGCAAAGGTGTATAATCATATGCAAGACCAGATAGGAGTAATTCTTAGCGGCTTGTATGTGGCCGTTCAGAAGGACTTGAATTTGATGAGCGAAGTGGCCAAAGAGTGCAAAGAAAAGCCTACTCTTCACTTCAACGATATGATGAAGAAATTCAGTTAAGGGGCGATAACGCTATGTTAAGTTATTCGATTTTTACACACCAGTGGGACATGTTGGGATACATTGCAATAGCTTTTGTGCTGTTGTTGGTAGTTATGTATCTCTTTGAAAGGTAATTTCGGATTTTCATTTTGGATTTTTTGTTCAGATTTTCATTTTGGATTTTCCAGACGGATTTTCATTTTGGATTTTATGGATGGATTTTTAATTTGGATTTTCCAGACGAAAAATCGAAAGAGGATAGAATGCTTTTTGGAATATTCATTTTGGATTTTCTAGGCGGCAAAAGTTTCCTTTATGGTGAATAAATTGCCAAAACGATACCTGCAACGAGTTTTACAATGAATCAGGGGAAAATTTACCAGTAGAAATCATAAAAACGCCTTAAAACGAAAAATACAACGTTTTTAGGGTATTCGTTAAATGTCAAGATAAGGAGTTGAAAGCTAATGGTGTCATTCCGTGATTTTTGTAACGGACAGATTGAAGAAACAGAAATTAAAAGCGAAGCGGATATTATAAAAAGTCCCGACCACTATACATTTAGAGGACGGGAGTGTTCAGACATAATAGCGACTATGACGGCCACATCTAACGGTAAAATAGCCTATTATGAAGGCGCTATATGCAAATACATGTACCGGTATCCGATGAAAGGTACGCCGATTAAGGATTTGATGAAAGCCCGGCAATATATAGAAATGCTAATTCATGAATTACAAGAGTAAACAAATAGACAAAAAAGGCAACAGGGTAGATAATAACAATAGACAGCCACTTTGCCGTTAAATCGGGTTATTTACTCTGTGGCAATAAAGGAGAGCCGTAACGGGAATAATATGCCAATCAAGTACAAAACGACTGTAATAAAATGTGATAGTAAGCACTGCTTAAATAACAAAATGGGTTATTGTCAGGCCGCAGTAATCCACGTCATCCGTAATCACCATAAATGTGCCGATTACATAACAGTAAACGGATGTCGTAATACTTCCCGTTACGGCGGAAAGGAGAAACGATAATAATAATGACTCCGAAAGAGAAACTGGAATCAATTCAAAGTTTAGCTACTGACATTGACATAATGTCAGCCCAAATACATAACCTATATACCGAAATCAACCGGCCGCCGTCATCTAAGGTAACAGTATCATACGGAACGACTCCGGGCACGACGGCAGACGGCTACACGGAAAAAACATTAGTGAAGTTTTTAAAACTTAAAAAAGAACGAATGCAGGCGATAATCACCCGGCATAGCCGAATCGACGGCATACGGAAAATACCGTATGCGAATATCCGGCGAATTGTGTACATGCGCTATGTCGAGTGTAAAGCGTGGAACGACATCGCCGCCGCCGTATTCGTATCGGTTAGACATGCACAAAGGTTATTACAACAAGGCCTTGAATGCTATGCGGTAATAAATGAAACTGGAGAAATACAATAATAAAAAGGGCTGTTCTTAACAGCCCTTTTTATTATTTTTAACGCTTTCGGCCGATAGCGCCGATGACATCATAATCGGTCATGTCATTATATCGGCGAAGTTCAGCCCATATACAATCACATTCAAGGTCATCGAAGAATTGGCCGGCCTCGTCATAATTATTAAACGGTACTTCACTTACTCCATCTTCATCTTTGTACACTACCATGAAATCGAACATATTAATAACCCCTTTCGCCGCTTTGGCGGCAATTCATAATCAGATAATTAATATTTATCTGTTGAGTTAATTGTATCAAAATTAAATACAGAAGTCAAGAAAACTTTTATATTCGTAACGCATTGAAAAGCCTAAACCGTTGCAATACGTGAATAGTTAAGTATAAGATTTTCACTTGACAATAGCACGCAGTGCGTACTATAATAAAGACATAAATTAATGGTATTGCCGTAAAGGCGGCGAAAGGAGAAACATCATGAACGAATTTAAAAAAGTAAGAGAAAGCTTACAGATGTCTCAACAGGCGATTGCCGAACATTTCGGAATGCCCCGGAGAACGTGGCAAGATTGGGAACGGGACGAACGGACGCCCCCGGAATGGGCTAAGTCCTTAATTCTTAAGGACTTAGCGGAACTTGCCGAAAAACAGAAAACGGCAAGAGACAGCTGGGGCGGAGTCGCAAAATACAAAGAATGCGCCTTAGCGTTCGCCCGTGATTCCCGGACATGGCCTAAAGATTCATATGATTCTTTAGGATATGTGACGGAAGGCCGTGCGGGTGAAGACTATCATATCTCTTGCGACGGAGACGGCGGCGGCCTTGATATTTCGTGGGCTTTTCAGCTTTCAGATGAAGAAGTTGAAAGCCGGGCGGCGGATGAGTTTGTAAATGTCATGACGGAAAACGCCCGGCTACTCATTGAAGAAGCGGCCTATGACGAATACACGCCGGAAGAGTTTATAGGCCGTATGAACGACATAAAAGAGTTTTTCTAAAACTAAATCGCATACCGATAATAAAAAAGGCTAAGCACTTAAAAGCGCTTAGCCTTTTTCAATTTTAGCAAGAATGCTTTTTGGGATTTTCATTTTGGATTTTCTAGCCCAAAAAACCCCTTACAGTTTTTTTTTTGAAACTGTAAGGGGTTTTAAAGTCGTTTATCTTTTTTCGGCCGGATAATCGAAATCATACGACTTGCGCCACAAGTCATATTCTTCAATCACTTCATAGGCGGCGACGGCGATAGCCGATATTAGTTTATCATAATATCCATCTTTATTGCCGAATACTGTTTTATATGAAAGTGTTGTACTTTCGCCGTTCATTAATACCGCAGATAAAGAATGAAGTTCATATTTCCAATCTCCGGCCGTCTCAACTACTGTTAATGACCACGGAAAGCCCACGTACAGGCCTTTGTAAATATAAAATTGCCGGAACTGGTCACGTTCTTTATAAATACACCTGATATTTTTCAAACGTTCTTTAACTTTTTCCTTATTGTACATAAAAGTACACCCCTTTCGCCGCCCTTGCGGCAATAGCTAGTAATTAATTTATAAATTATTATAGCAAAATTAAATATAAAAGTCAACTAATCAAATACATACGGAGTTTCAAAATCGGGCGGTTTTACGTCTTTACCGTAAAAATTGAGCGGGATATTATTAATATCGTCGTTGAGTTTCATCAGTTGCAATATTGATAATGTTCTCAATAATTCCGATAATTCTGTTTTTTCTTCGTCTGTCGCTCCAGCACATAATAATACTTTGTCCGGAATCGCCAAGTATCCGGATAACGTAATATCTGAACGGGGGATAGTCTGGAATAATATCATTTTTTGACGTGGCGTAAATTCCGGTAATACGACATCCGATAATAACATATTGTAATTATGAACGGCGGTATGCACCCGGCGACTGAATCCGCCGCCACGGGTTGACCTATGAACATGTGCATAATCCCACATATGTTGTAATTCTTTAGTTAAGTAAAGCGGCTTTTTCATTTCCTCACCCCCTTTCAAAAGCTTAAAAATACACTTTTAATCATATCATATTATAATACAAATGTCAACGGATACCATGCGAAAAAACGGGCGAATTGCAGAAAAAGCAACGTTATAAAATCCGTTTTAAGCCCCTAAAAATAAAGATTAGGGGTAATGTATGCGAAACGGCTAAACGTCTTTAAAATTAATATAAGCGTCAATTTTAGGCATTTGAAAATTGGTAAATCCGGGAAAATAGACAAAAAAGCACCCTGCAAGGTTGTAATTATGACCTTGCCGGGTACAGGCGTAAAAGCTTGAAAATTTGTATGCTGGAAAGCAAACGAAAGAAAAAAGCTAAGCGCCTAAGCGCTTAGCTTTTTTCATTTGCCGCCCCCGCCGGGGCATGTTGCAAGCGGCGGGCATGGCCGCTAAAGCCATGCGGCGGAGCTCTTCCAGTCTCCGCCCGTCCCGGCCGTCGGCGGGGGTCGCCGTCGACCGGTACGCATTCCAGACGGCAAGCCGGGGCACATAAGCCATCCGGGCAAGTGCCGCAATTTCGGCCGTCGGGGCAATTCGCCCCGTTTGGTTTTTGCGCAAGCTTTCAACAGCTTGCATGATTTCTTTTTTAGTCATTTTAAAAACTCCCTTCGCCGCCTTTGCGGCAATTCAAATTTAACTTATAACTTATTATAGCAAAATTAAATACAAAAGTCAACAACAAAAAAGCCCTTACAGTTTTTGAAACTGTAAGGGCTTTTTTGTTTGCCCTGCGGTTAAAGCATGGCGGCGACGGCTTTTAGGTCGTCGCTGTCTAGTCGACTTGTTATAAAGTCGACCACGTCGCGGGCGTCGACGCTTTCAATATTCCCGTACCCGTCGAACGTGAAGAAGTCGGCGGACGGTGAATAATCTCCGTAAAAAATTCTATCTGCAAATTGTGAGAGGTTGTAGCCATAAAAAAGCTCGTCCATACTGTCAACGTCAAATAATGCGCTGTCCGGGTCGTTGAGTTCATTCCCGACGTACTCCGAATATGCGGCCGCTAAGTCGTAAACGTCCGCATTGTCAATAATTCTCATGGCCTTTTCGTTTGTCATTTTAAAAACCCCTTTCGCCGCCCTTGCGGCAATTCATAATCAGATAATTAATATTTATCTGTTGAGTTAATTGTATCAAAATTAAATACAAATGTCAACAAAAAATAGCAAAATTGATGGGAATTTATATATTCTTTAATGTCGTATAATGTCGCTTGTTTCATGCTTTTACGTTATGTATAATGTAAAGTGAAAAAGTCGAACGGAGATTATTAAGCCGTTCGACTTTTTGACGTTTGCAGTATTAAATGATAACAGTATTGAGAACGACAACGGCGACCGGAGTCCCGGCACAAGTGAGAGCCTAATTGATAATGATAATATTCTCAAGACAATTATCATTCTCGTTCTCAATACGAAGGTACTTTCGCTACAAATGGCTTGAAATAGGGGTCGGACGCCCCGCCCCAGTTAATTAGTTATGATTTTTTCTCATAGATTATAGAAAGGCTAGGTGATTTTTGCGTGGACGTTTCAAAGAATTTTGGCACTCTAACGGTGAGCCAAACCGCTATGGGTAAAGTCCTAGGTATATCACAGCCGCAAATCAGTCATTTAGCCAAAACAGGCGTACTTTTGCGGAGTGACGATAGCAAGATTTTACTCATCGAAAGTATGCGAAATTATTACCTGAGAAAAGTGGACGCTCCGACGGACAGAGATATAAGTTTAGACCGTGAAAAAACGCTACATGAAAAAGCGAAGCGTGAAATTGCGGAACTAAAATTAGGCGAACTGAAAGGGCAGTTACATAGAACCGAGGACATCGACTTTATGCTAGGCGGCTTAATCACCGTCTTACGACGCAACCTTTTAGCTATGCCCGCAAAAATGGCTACTAGTCTAGTTGGCAAGGATACCGATGAAGTAAACGAGATTATGACTAAGTACATAAATAGTGCATTATCGGAACTTGCTACCTTCAAAGCCGCCGACTTAGAAAGGTTAGAAGAAGATGAAGAAGAAAACTAACACTAATAAACGGCCTGCAAAGAAGGAGCAAGTACCCGATAAGACTATTGCGGTGTTTCAACGATTAATAGAAGGGCTAGAGCCGCCGCCGAACATGAGCGTATCGGAGTGGGCAGAAGCCTACAGAATCATTCCTTCCGAATACGGTGCAGACGCAGGTAAGTGGGTTAGCAAGGACTATCAGATACCTATTATGGACGCATTTACAACGAAAGGCGTTACTAAAGTTGTGGCCATGTTAGGAGCGCAGTTAGGTAAATCAGAAATCCTGTTCAACTTGTTAGGCAGGTACATTCACCTAGACCCTTGCCCTATGCTAATGGTACAGCCGACGGTAGAAGATAGTAAGGACTTTTCAAAGGAACGTTTAACACCTACTATCGAACAAACGCCTGTACTTGCAGAGCGAATACACGACCAGAAGTCACGAAACGGTGACAACACCATTCTAAAGAAGCTGTTCGCAGGCGGCTACCTTGCCCTAGTTGGCAGTAATGCTCCGAGCGGACTTGCGAAGCGTTCTATCCGCATACTGGTATGCGACGAAGTAGACCGATTTGCGACTAGTGCAGGCACAGAAGGCGACCCTGTTTCATTAGCTATCAAGCGTACTTCTAACTTCTGGAATCACATCATCGGGCTGTTTTCCACACCGACAGATGAAACGAGCCGCATATATAGAGAGTATATGCTAGGAACGCAGGAAGAATGGCGGTATAAATGCCCTAATTGTGGTGAATGGCATTGGCTTACTATTGATGATATGCGGTACGAGTATGACGAGTTTGATAAAAACGGTGAGAAGTCATACGCCGTACATTCCGTAAATTGGCTTTGCCCCGATTGTGGTTTTTCCTATACGGAAGCCGAGATGAAGCAAGCCGAACAGGGATACATAAAGTTAAATGAAGGAGTCACGGCTACACGGTCATTTCACGTAAACGCTTTTACGTCGCCGTGGGTACGTTGGACTTCCATTGTACAAGAGTATTTAGAAGCTAAAGACGACGAAGAGTCGCTAAAGACGTTCGTAAATACCAGACTTGCCGAGGTATACACACCCGACGTTACTATGACGGAAATAGAACCGCTGTTAGACCGCCGAGAAGAGTATGAAGCGGAGCTACCAGACGGAGCATTACTTCTCACGTGTGCAGTTGATACGCAGGACGACCGACTGGAGTATGAGGTTTGCGCATGGGGAGAAGGCGAGGAACGATGGGGAATCCGAAAAGGGATAATCATCGGTACACCCGAAGAGAACGGGCAGGTATGGAACGAACTGTTATCCATTATCACCCGTGAATATCACTTCAAAGACGGCAAATCAATCCGAATCGCACGTACCTTTATTGACCGTGGCGGTCACTATTCGGACGGCGTAGACCATTTTTGCTTTATGAACCAAGTAAATAACGTGTTCGCTATTATCGGTGCAACACGGTTTGACGCTAAAATCATAGATAAATTATCACCCGTAAAGGCTATGCCGAGCCTTAAAATAGTAAATATCGGCGTAAGTACCTGTAAACAGCACGTGTTACAGCGCCTAAAGGAAGTTACCGAAGTGGGAAGCAGATACATGCACTTCCCGTTAGGTGATGACAGAGGGTATGACAGGCGGTATTTTAAGGGCTTGTTAGCCGAACGGCTTACAACCGTAAAAGAACACGGCAGACTCAAGCAAAAGTGGGTAAACGTAGCGTCAGATAAACGTAACGAACCTATCGACCTTGCTGTTTATAACTTTGCCTGTATGAAGAGCTTGAACGTAAACTGGGCAGAATATAAACGTGATTTAAACCGAGTATACGCACCCGAAAGCAACGAAAAACCTGTAGAAAAGGTTACGGTACAGCGTAAATACGGGTGCATAAGGGAAGGAGTGAGAGTCTAATATGGCAGATACCGTTGAACAAGCACGCTTACGGCGACTATTAGAAGCCGAGCAGGAGATTATTCGTTCCCAAGAATGGCAGGACGGCACGCTAAAGAACAGACGAGCCGACCTAAAAAGCGTTACCGCCGAGATTAACAAGCTCCGAGCGGCAGGCGTTACCCTTGATGACGAGGTAACAGCACCGTCTAACCGTCGCCGAGGTATGGCAAGGCGTGTAATTTTTATTGACTAAGGGAGAACCACATGCGTAAAAAACGTAAAAAACAGCTGCAAACGGCAAGAACACCTACTGGGCATACCGTGAACATTCGCCGTAACCGTGTAATCAACACAGGCTACAGCGAAAACGGTGCTAGTAGCACAAAGGGCAGTCTTGCCGCATGGAATCCTATGCGTAGCAGTCCGCAAAGCGATATAGACGCTAATTTGGACGTGTTACGAGCAAGAAGCGCCGACCTTGTAATGGGTACACCCGTTGCGGCAAGTGCCATCAACACTTCTAAAAGCAACGTAGTGGGTGCAGGGCTTAAATTATCACCTAGGCCTAGCTACAAGTTGTTAGGCATTACCGCCGAAGCCGCCGAAGAGTGGGCAAGGGAAGTAAAAGCCGAGTTTGATTTATGGGCTTTGTCTAAGCATTGCGATATAGCCAAGCGTAACAATTTTTACGACTTGCAGGACGTGATATACACGGCCTATCTTATCGACGGTGACAGCTTTGCCCTTTTTAAGTATCGGGATAGTACACCGTATATGCCTTACGGACTCCGACTTCAATTATTAGAAGCCGATAGGGTGAGAAATCCTAATGCGTCGTCAATCGCAAGCCTGTATGGTAATACCACGGTTATTATTAAGAATGCGGACAACGGTAATAGAATCATTAACGGCGTCGAAGTGGACGACGACGGCGCAGTTGCCGCATACTGGGTATCGAACCGCTACCAATATGACCCTACTGATGTATCGGGCATACCGAAGTGGACGAGAGTAGAAGCGTTTGGTAGCCGTTCGGGAATGCCCAACATTTTACAAATTTGTCATGATGAAAGGCCGTCACAGTATCGTGGCGTACCCGAATTAGCCCCCGTAATTGAAACCTTAAAGCAGATAGGCAGATATACAAACGCAGAACTTACGGCGGCTATCGTGAAGTCTTTCTTCACTTTATTCTTCATGGAAGCCGAACAGCACGACGACCCCGAATTTCCCATTGCAGAAGCCTTGAACGGCACACATCAAACAAGAGAGGTATTAGACCCTAACTCTTTGCAGTTGGGTGCAGGAACGATTAACACTATTCCCGCAGGGTACGAATTAAAATCAACTGACCCCCAGAGAAACTTATCGACGTTTGAGCCGTTCATGCGAGAACTGATTAAACAGTTAGGAGCGGCGCTAGGTATCCCGTATGAAGTGCTTATGAAGTCCTTCAATGCGTCGTATACCGCAAGCCGAGCCGCTTTGTTGCAGGCATGGGCAGGGTTTAAAATGCGTCGTGAATGGTTTTCCAGAGATTTTTGTCAGCCCGTGTACGAAGCATGGCTTACAGAAGCCGTTGCAAGAGGACGGGTGAAAGCCGAAGGCTTTTTTGACGACCCGAAAATAAAGGCCGCATGGTGCAATGCCGAGTGGTACGGCCCGACAATGGGAGTCCTAGACCCCGTAAAAGAAGCCGAATCCGCACAAATGCGTGTTATGTTTGGCCTAAGTACGAGGGAAAAAGAAGCCGCAGAAATGACTGGTACGGACTGGAACGAGAATATAGAACGGTTAGCTATCGAACGCAAGCGATTATCTGAAAGCGGCTTGCCTGTATATCCTAACGTTGTAGGCGTATCAGTAGCCGAAGGTGAAAATGATGGCGAAAATTTAGAAGAAAGGAGTGATACCGATGACTAAGTTTTGGAATTTCGCCCCCAAAGACGAAAAAACCGTAGAATTACGAATCGACGGAGATATTGTTGATGACTCCGACGTATGGCTTTATGAGTGGATAGGCGAAACATGTACTTCACCGAACGCCTTTAGAGAAGCCTTAAATGCGTACAAAGGCATGAACATCAACGTATGGATTGACAGTTTCGGCGGCAGTGTATTCGCCGCTACAGGCATTTACAACGCCCTTGCAGAGCATGTACGCCAAGGCGGTACAGTTACCACTATCGGCGACGGCAAAGTGATGTCAGCCGCAACTGTAATTTTCATGGCAGGGCAGAAGCGGCAAGTCACTAAAGGATGTGTGTTTATGATACACAATCCGCTTACGAGTGTAGGCGGCTATGCCGAGGACTTACGCAAGACGGCCGATATATTGGACGTAGTGAAGGAGTCTATCATCAACGCTTACGAAAGCACAGGCAAGAGCCGTGAGGAACTTTCTGATATGATGAACGCAGAAACCTACATGGACGCAAATCAGACCGTGCAAGAAGGATTTGCAACGGAAATATTGCAGGTAAGTGAAAAGGCCGCCGACAATAACAGCCCCGTAAGGGCATTGGCACGCAAAGCTATTGTGGCTTACGCAGAAACAGATGTTACCAATTTACAAAAAATCATTAAAGGAGAGAACGGCAACATGGAAAAGAAAGTAGAAATCAAGAACGTTGCGGACTTGAAGAATCAGTACACAGACCTTTGTGAACAGATTAAAGACGACGCAATCAAAGCAGAACGTAGCCGTATGCAGGCGTTAGACGCATTAGCAGACGGCAGTGAACAAGTAGCACAGATTATCAATCACGCTAAAGAAACAGGACAGACGGCAGAAGATGTACAGTTTTTCGTGGATACGGCTAAGGCCGCAAACGCAAAAACAGTAGCCGTTTCTGACGTAGCCGAACCGAACGTAGACAGCATTGTCGATAAAAAGGTATCGGGAGCGGAAAACGTAGGTATTGATAAGGTACATAACGAAGCCGACGAAGAACGAGAAGGCATTCAAGCTATGGTTAAAATGCTTAACAGAAAGAGAGGTAAATAATAATGGCAGAACGCATTACGCAAGTAGCAACCGCACAGTATGATGAATTGATTGGCGGCGCAAATCCGAACGCAGTAGCAAACGGCGTTACAATCGCCGCAGGTGAAGGTAATTTGACACGAGGTACGTTACTTAAGTTTGACGCAGGCAAGTACAAAGCCGCAACGGACGCAGACGAAGTAGTAGCTGTTCTTTGTAATGACGTAGACGCTACACACGAAGTAAACACCGAAGCCTACTTCACAGGCGTATTTAACGCAGAAAAGTTGAAGTTTAAAGGCGGCACTGGTGACGTTTCTAAGGTTATTGATAGCATGCACAAGTACGGTATGCTTGTAGTTAAATTACATAAATAGGGGGATACCACAATGGCATTTGATGTAAACAGCACATATACGATGTTACAGGCTATTGAACAGGCCTATGCACCGAACACATTTTTCCGTGACACGTTCTTCCCGAACGTAGAAACGTTCACGACGAATTACGTTCTCATGGATATTCAAAAAGGCGGCCGTCCGCTTGCACCGTTCGTATCCCGTAACGGCAATACGGTAAATATGCAACGTGAAGGCCGTAAGACGAACATGTACGAGCCGCCCATCTTAGCTCCGAGCCGCACCATCAACACGAAAGACGTTGAAATGCGTGGCTTAGGCGAAAACATTGTATCCACGAAAACGCCCGCAGAACGTGCAATGGAACTCCGTACACGTGACTTAGTGGATTTGCAGGATATGATTGTACGCCGCCATGAATGGGAATGCGCACAGGCTATGCTGTTCGGCAAGTTTGATATTACAGGCTATGCCGCAAACGGTACGGCTGTTGTAACGGATACGGTAACGTATACAGACTTCACGCAGAAGAAAACCCTTAGCGGTGCAGATATGTGGAGCAACCCGACAACGGCAACGCCGAGAGATGTGTTGCAGGAAGCATATCAGGCTATTTCGCAGAACGCTAATTTGTTGCCCGATTATGTAGTAATGAACAGCAAGACGGCAACGGCATTGCTTAAATGTAAGCAAACGCAAGACTTCTTGCTCCGTCCGCAGGTAAATCTCAATCTCATGAGCATTGCGCCGAAAGTGTTAAGCACTTCCGTTACGCTGTTCGGCGTTATTACGGAATTAGGCAACTTGCCTATCTATGTATACGACGCAACATACACGGACGACGCAGGAACGGCACAGCCCTTTATTCCCGACGGCTATGTAGTTATGGGTATTTCGGGTCGTGGCAAGCAGTTGTTTGCGGCTATCACGCAGTTGGAAGGCGACGGCGAGTTTAAGACCTATGCAAGTGCATTCGTTCCGAAGGTATGGGATGACATTGAAAGCAACACGAAGAAGTTAGCAGTATCTTCCGCAATGTTGCCCGTACCTGCAACGTATGACGATTGGTACACGTTGAAAGTAATGTAATAACTTTAGGGAATAGGCGTTCCAGTGAGGAGCGCCTTTTGCCCTTTGTTTTCGTAAAGGAGAGATAGCATGTTAGTACAGGTAAATAGATTTAAAGTACAACACAACGGTGAAACGTTTGTCGCAGGTGACGTATTCGAGATTGACGACGAACAGGGCAAGGCTTTAATCGAGTCGAGCGACGGCGAGCTTTCCGAACACACAGGTGCATATAAAACGGAAAGTGAAGAAGCGCCTAGCGACAAAAACGTAGATGAGTTAGGCTTGCCTAAAGTATCGGCGAAAGACACCGTAGGTAAGAACTAATGAGCCGCCTTGTCGAACACATGGCAACAGATATAGATGTGTTCTTTAACGACGCAGGCGAAGAAATTACCTACATTTCAGGCGATAAAAGCCGCACCATTCTAGCAATGGCAGAAGTTGGCGTAAACGATACTAAAAAGACTCCGCACGGGCTTGATAGAAGTTACGGCGACGCAAGTTTTACGCTATACGACGACCCCGTAAAGGGCATTACCAGTCCGCACGCAGGGGATAAGATAGAGTATAAGGGCATACGGTTTACCTATGTGGCTATGGAACAGCACGTACCTAATGTGGTATGGCGGTTACGTTTCCTTAATAAGGAATCGGCTGTTCCTTACGGCAACGGCGTGTTCTAGGCGGTGAGCATATGGACTTACGAATAGAATATGAAGATAGGGCAAGCGCCTTTTTGTTGCAGGCCGCACAGGATAATCCTAAATGGATAGCGTCAGCCCTTAAATCAGCGGCATGGAAGTCACAACGGGTTATTAAAGAGGGTATTAAGTCAGGAGCGCCTAACGGCAAGCCTTACGCACCGAGAAGCCTTACCCCTAAACAGCGTAGGCTGTTGGAAGCGGCGTTAGGTCACACACCCAAACGTACCTATCCGTTAATGGGTAGATTAAGGCAGGCAGTTGGTTACGATAGCCGCAGAGCTAAAGACGGCGTTGTAACTGTAGGATGGCTAAGTAAATCCGCTGTTCTCATTGGTAGCAAACAGCAGGAAGGTTTCCAAACGCCTATATCCGATAAGACCCGTAGAGCCTTTGCCGCCGCAGGCATTATCTTACGTAGAGGTACGACAATGACGAACACGGCGGCAAGACCGACATTCCCTGTAATGTTACCGAAGGTACAGCAAGTTGCGGCCGATACGGTAAGAGAAAAAATCATTTCTTATGTAATGGGTAACACAAGCCGTTCGGCTAAGACAAGTACCAGAACGTATAAAGTATATCAGTAGGTGAATGCATGGAACACACACTAGCATTACAAAAAATCATGAATGCGTGGTTTACTGATATATCGCAGTCGCAGGATATAAAGGACTATTGTACAGAACATTTCCACAAGAAGCCTAAATATATTGTAGGCGGCAACCCCCGTGAATCGCCGAGTGAGGAAGATTGCCCCTTTATCGTTGTCATGAATGACAACAAGTTGGAAGGTGAAGGGCTAGACACTTATACCTATTCGGCGGTCATCGTGTGGGCTATCAGTAATACCGCAATGATAGTAGACGGAACGGAACAGCCTTTTGGCGGTTATCCCGAAGCCGATACTATCACCCTAAAGGGTGCAGTAGAAGTAGACGAGTTAGGACAGCTTATTTATGAAGTTGTTGCTAAATGTGCTATCGACCACGGCTACCCGTTAAGTAAAGTTGAGTACGACTTATCGCCTAAAGCGTCGTTTCCGCAGTTTGTTGGATACATGCGTATCGAAACTGAAATAGAACCGACTATGGGTGAAATTCTTGATTATTAAAGGAGATAAAACGAATGGCTAAACAAGCTAAAGGCATGAAATCTATCACAAACCTTTCGTTTGAAACGGCGTATGGAGTTGCGCCGACGGCAGGTAAAACGTATCGAGTACCGTTCAATAAGAACGGCCTTGCCGCAAAGCAGAATTTGATTGAAACGAACACAATCACAGGCCGCCGTGACGCAACAGAAGCAGGCGTAGGTCAGCTTGAAGCGTCAGGTCAGCTTGAGTTGCCGTTGGATGTACGAAACGTAGGCCTTGTATTAAAGGGCATGTTCGGCGCTCCGACATCGACGGCAGTTACGGCAGGCGGCGGTACACCTACACCGACAGGGCTTTACAAACACGTCTTTAAAGTAGGCGACGAAATCCCGTCTATGACAGTAGAAAAGGGCTTTCCCGATATTAACTTGTTCTTCCAATACTTAGGCGTTAAATGCAACAAGATGAGCATTACGGCACAAGTTGGGAACAACGAAACGACTTACACCGTTGATACGATGGCGGCAAACGAAGATGAAAAAACTACCACAATGGCAGGTACGCCCGATAAGTTAGCGCTTACCCGTTTTAACAACGTAAACGCTACTGTTAAAGAAGGCGGCCAAGTGTTGGGTATTTGCCGTAAAATGACGCTTGATATGGACAACGGCCTTGATGGTGATACCTATTGCCTTAACGGTAAAAATTCCCGTCCTTCCATCAATGAAGGTACAATGGCCGTATCGGGTAGTATCGAAGCCCTGTTTGTAGACGATACGCTTATTAAGAAGGGTGCAGATATTAAAGAAACGTCGCTTGAACTTATCTTTACTAGAGATAAATTCAGCTTATCGTTCCTTATTCCCGAACTTATCTTTGAACGTACATCGCCTGCAATCGAAGGTAGTGCAGGAGTTAAGGTAGACCTTAACTACAAAGGCTATTATGCGGACGATACGAACAATTCTATCATTGTAGTAACGCTTATTAACGACGTTGCGTCTTACTAGAAGGAGTGTATAGAACATGGCAGAGAAGAAGGAACAAGATGTTAGCAAGATTGAAAAAGAAAACCGTGAAGTTTTGGATAAATTGGTTAAAGAAGGTAAATTGCCTTCTTATCGTTCTTTAACGAGAAACGAACGCAAGAAACTGGATGAAAGCGGCCAGAACTGGTTGAAAACACCGATTAGCGACACACGGAACGCCCTTGATGTACGGGAATCGTGCTATGACTGGATACTGGACAGCTGTTTCGGTGACTTTGACTTTGGTGATTTGCCTAATAACGTATGCCTTGCCTTTGCAGAAATTTGCTATGGCCTTACATACGGTAACAAGTTAGCCGAAAAAAACTAGTCGAGGTATGGCAATGGGTGAACGAAAAATCCGACTATTGCGACATGTGCAAAGAGTTAGGAAAAAACGTTGATTGCCATACATGCGAAGATAGACAGCCTTATTTATGGCTAGAAAATGAAACCGCCTTTGCGCTATGGACACACGTTCAGACGCAATGGCGGTTTTGTTCATATGGTGCAGGAATGGGAGCAAGCGTACCTATTCCTTGCGGCCTAGACTATACGGCAGTAGAAAGAGTAGCGGCTATGCTTGATATAGAAATGGCGGCAGGCCTGTTATACCGAATACAAGCGTTAGAAGTGTACACCCTTGACAACATAAGAAAGGAAATGGCAGACAATGGCAAAGAATGACGTACAAATAAATATCATAGGACGTGACCAAGCGTCAGCCGCTTTCAAGAAAGTATCCGACCAAGCCCAAGCCAGTCGTAAACAGATAGAGCGTTTCGGTCAAAGTACGATACAGGTCAAGGGCATACTTGAGAACGCCGCAGGTTACGCCGCCGCTATTGCAGGCATTGAGGGCATTGGAGCGGCGTTCCACCACACATTAGGGGAAGCATTCGAGTTTTACAAGACGATGGAAACGGGTGCTATCTCTATGGCAGGTACACTCATGACAATGGGTGAAGTGAACGGCAAGACGCTTGATTGGACTCAATCGCTAATGATGAGTAAGAAGTTAATGCTTGAGCTTTCCGACGCCGCTTTGACGACAGGTGCTAGTACGCAGGAAATCAGTGATGTATTCCGAGCCATGCTACCTAATGCGTTATCGGCAGGGATGACGATTAAGCAAACGCTATCTCTTGCGTCTACTCTTACCACGACAGGTAAGGCTATGGGCTTACAGGGAAACCTTCTTGCACGTGACGTACAGGATTTAATTTCAGGTAAGAACATCAGCCGTACTAAGCTAGGTATCATCTTAGGCCTTACATCTCAAGATATTGCACAAGCTAAGCAGTCCGCAGGCGGCCTATTCAACTTCTTACAGGATAGACTCCGTGGTGAAGCCGAAGCGAACAAGCATTACCTTGAATCATACGAAGGCCGTGTGAACCATTTAAAAGAAGCGTGGGCTAGAATTAGCGGTACAGGCTTATCGCCGTTCATTAGTCAGTTGACGAGTGAACTCACGACTCTTGCGGATAAACTTGTAGGCGTAGATATGGAGAACCACTCCGTACTAGGACTGAACAAGGACTTCTATGAAGGCATTCAAAACGCAGGGATTGTATTCAGCCACTTAATTGAACAAGGTAAGACCTTTGCTAGTGATATGAGCGGAATAGTAATGCCCGCAATAAACGGTATCGCCGCAGGTATCGAATGGGGAGCAATACATGCGTCCGCACTTTTAAAGGCATTCATAGGGCTTACTGTAGCACAGAAGATAAACTACTATGTGCAGGATATACGTACAGGGTTTACGGGAGCGGCTAACGCAATTACAGGTGCAACGGAAGCGGAAACGGCGTTAGGCCGAGCGGCACAACAGACACGTTTAGAGTATGAAGCACAAGCGGCCGCACTCCGTCAGCGTGACCTTGACTATAATGCGGCTATGGCGCAACATGCCGCAGGTAAAGCCGTAACTATAACAGGCAGTGAGGGCAACCTAGCGGCTATATCGGCTATTAAAGCCGAGAAAGCGGCACAGGACGAACTCACGGCGGCTATTGAACGGACAATGGCCGTTAGGATGAATGCGGTTGATTTATCCGCTAGTGTACAGTTTGAAATGATAAGAGCCGCCGAAGCTATTAAGGCAGGCGAAGAAGAACTTGCCCGTTCTATCATGCTTACGACTCAAGCCTATGAAGCACGGGGAGAAGTAGCCGATGTGGTAGTAGCTAATATGCAAAGAGCCCTACTTGCTATGAAAAACGGCGAAACCGAGCTTGCCGAGTCGATACTCCGTACAAATGCAGAGCTTATCGAACAGGCAGGTGCAGGGTATACCGCAGGCGAAGCCGTAAAAGCAGGTACAGTAATAGCTACTCAAGGACAGGCTACTCTTGCAGACGCTACAGGGCTAACTACAGCCGAGATACTAAACCAAGGCGTTGTATCAATGGGTACAGGCGTTAAGGTATCACAGTTAGGTACGGCAGGAGCAATGGCACAGCGTGAGCTTGCCGCACAGACGGTCATTTCTACCACGGCCATAGAAGCACAAGGCGTGGCAGGGCTTTCCGCAGGAGCTACTATTGCTAAAGGTATGGCAGTAGCAGGGAATGCGGTTAGAGGGCTATTATCCCAAGTGTGGAATTTGGCAGGGGGATGGCTAGGCGTTGCTATAGCCGTAGGCGTAGCTATAAAGGCTATGCACGACTACCAAGCCGACGTAGCCGCATATGATAGCCTACATCAAGTTACCGACCAAGACGGCGTATCGTGGACACAGCACTCTAACGGCCAGTGGGAACGTACAGACAACATAGGAAAGTCCGGGCTTGCACGTGACGCAGGTTTAAGTAATCAGCCTACAGGCGAACAGTTAGCGTATTTGAACCGGCAGATGGCCGACCGAGAGGAAAACTTACGTCAGCAACAACTGCAAAAAGAAGCTAAGGAAATGAAAGACAGCTATATGCACATGAAAGAAGTGCAACAAATTGCAGGTATTGACGACTTGATGGACAGCGTACAAGGTCGTTTCTCACACGGAGATGGAAGCGAGGACGCAAAGGAAGCCGCAAAGGCGAACAAGGAAGCGGCTAAGCAAACTAAAGCCCTTGCTAAAGCAAACGAATCTTACGCTAAAACCATTGAAAGTAACTCTAAAGCCATTCGTGACGCTAACAATAAACTGTTAAACATCATCGAGTCATTAGACGAGAAGATACTAGACGAAACAGGCAGTCAATTCCAGATTGACATGCAGAAGGCCGAAAACTTCTACAAAAAGACACAGCGTGAAATTGCAACCACGGGTACTGTACACCTTAAAGGCTTTAATAGGTCAGCCTTCACAGGCCAAGCCGCAAGTGTTGGCGAAGCTATGATACAGGCTACTCAAGACTTTTTCGGTACAAAGTATTATTACGGCGGCGGTCACGGCGACGACGGAGCGAACGGCCTTGACTGTAGCGGCTTAATCAATGAAGCGTTCAAGAAGTTGGGTATCAACATCAACGGCACGAACGATACGTTTGTTGAAGCGGCACAAAGTGCAGGAGCGTTCCACGCCGCAGGCGACGGGTATACTCCGAAACGTGGCGACATTATCCTAAGTGATAACTACATGCACAGCGGTATTTACGTAGATGACGATACATACATTGCGTCTAACTCAAGTACAGGCGTGGGTGAACACCATAACTGGGGCGGTGCTTTCAGCACGTCAGGCTACATTGATATGAACGCACTTGCCGCAAGTGTGGGAGTTTCTGTTGCAAACGCCATTCAAGATACGCAGGCCACACAAGCTACTAACTTACCGAACACCGACTCTATAGCGGTTATTAAGCGAGCCGCACAGGATATGGGTTTTGGTAATGTAAACCTTCTTGCGGCGTTAGCGGCCGTAGAAAGTGGCGGCGGCGATGTAAACGCTATCAACCCGTGGGCATATAATAGCGACTCAGGTGCAACGGGAATGTTCCAGATACTGGACGGGCAGGACGTGGCAACGGCTAACGGACGGGCAAGCATAGCGGACTTATTCCCTAACTACAAGACCGACCCGTTAGAAAACGCTAAAGCGGCTATTACGATGTTCAACGATAAGTTAAGCGTAGCCGACGGCGACATTGACAAGGCCATTAAGCTATATGGCGAAAACACCGACGAGTATCTGAACAATGTAAAAGCGGCACTTGCTACAGTTGGCGGTGACGTTGACCTTACGCCTACTAAGCGAAGCACCTATTATTCACCGTTAATGAAAACGGCGAATGAGAAGAACTTAGAGTGGCATAAACTTGCCGTTGAAAAGGCAAAACGTGAACAGGCTATCCGTGTACGAGAAGCCCAATCGGATATAGACGTTACGTCCGCAAGTCTTGAGCTTACAGGCGGCGAAGACGGACGACTTGCAAAGCTCCGAGCAGAACGTGACGAAAAGATAGCTAAGAACAAAGACAAGCTCCGTGACTATTACAAGGCTACAGGCGATAAAGAACTTGCCGAACGGCAGATGTACGTACATCAGCTTGCGATTATAAGCGAATCGGAAGAAAAAGAACGTGAAGCTATGCGTAACATTTCCGAAGAGTACGGCAAGCACTTACAGGCTATGGGCTATCTGAACGGTGAGTATCAGTCCGAAATCGACCGTAAGAGAGCCGCAGAACTGGAACGGTTTATCGCCTACCAGAAGGAACAGCTTGAAACGGCACAACTTACCACGCAACAGCGGATAGAACTGGAAGAGCAGTACGCCGCTAAGGTTAAGGAAGCTAGAGACCTTGAAGCTAAAACGGACTGGGGAGCGGCCGTACAGAAAGGCATAGAACACATCAAGTCTTACACGCAGGACATCGGTACTGAAATCAACAACACGTGGGATAGCGTTACAAACACTATCGAGAACGGTTTCAGTAATATGCTTACCGAGAATAAGTCCTTCTCCGAACGTATGCGTGACATCTATATAAATATATCGAACTCTATCCTTAATATGATGATGAAAATCATCATGCAAGGGCTTATCATGCACACCGTCATGAAGATATTCGGCCTACCTACAGGCGGCGGTGCATTTAAAGGTTTTGCGTCTTTTAGGGATATATCCGCTTTTTCTGGTAGCGATTTTCTGGGTAAGCAACATCTTCTGGGATACGCTAGTGGCGGTATTGCTAATGAAGAGTGGTACGTCGCAGGTGAACACGGTGCAGAACTGATACACAACAATGGCGGCGCAGGTTACGTGTATAACGCTAGTCAGACGGCGAAGATATTCGCAGGTGCAGGACAAGGCGGTGCAGGTACACAAGCTCCGCAGAGTGTTGAGGTCAGAATCATAAACGAAAGTGGTAAAGAAGTAAAAGCCAAGTCTAGCGAATCTAAATTTGACGGACGTAAGCTAATCATTACCACGGTATTGAGCGCAATAGGTACAAACGAGATGGGAAGTCGTGACTTCCTTAAAGGAGCGATAGCAAATGGCTAATCTCAAGTTTCCGTCATCTATCATTAGGCCTTCTTATGGTAGTACGGTTGACTATGAAGATATTAGCATTCGTTCCAAGATGGAAAACGGCGTTGTGAAGGCAAGACGTAAATTCACGAAAAGCCGTAAGACGTGGTTATTGAGATGGGATAGTTTGCCCGAAGCAGACTATCTCATCTTAATGCGTTTTCTTACGAACGAATGTTACTTTTCGGCCGTTCCGTTCGAGTGGGAATGTTTCACCGACGGAAAGACCTACCTTGTACGCTTTGCCGACAAGGAAAAGTTTGAAACTAAAGCAGTTGGGTATTATTCAGGAAGTATTACGTTACAGGAGTGCTAAGCTATGCTAACGTTATCAGCAATCGCAAAAGCAGAAAAGAACCGGCTTGACCCCGAAGGCGTTTTTATTCTTCTGTTAGAACTCATCATACCGATGGAAGGCCTAGAGCCTATCAGAGTGTGCTATAACACAGAGGATATAACGTGGAACGGCCAGTTATGGCAGGCCTTTCCGCTTGAAATCGGGGAAGTTACAGAGGATAAATCGGGGAGTATCCCGTCTTTTGAAATACGAGTAGACAACACAAGCCGAGCTTTGACATCGTACATAGAAGCGTCTAACGGTGCTAATAATGCCGACGTAATTATACGAGTTGTCAATTCTAAGAACCTTTCGTCTACTGAACCCGAACTGGAAGAACATTTTAGGGTAGCAAGAACAAACGTCACGGAGTCGTGGGTAACACTGACGGTAAGTACAGAGTATAACCCTAATAGCCGCAGGCCTATCGACCGCTATTCAAAGAACAACTGTAGGTATAAAGAGTTTGGCGGCGCACTTTGCGGCTATACAGGAAGCCAGTATAAGACCTGTAACCGCACGCTTTCCGATTGTAGAAAGCGAGGGTGCAGTAAACGCTATGGCGGCTTTGCAGGCGTTGACCAAGGCGGTATATACATATGATTGAGTATGAAAGTCTTATCGGCATACCGTGCAAAGACGAGGGCAGAACCCTTGAAGGCCTTGATTGTTACGGCCTTGTTATGGAAGTGTACCGTCGTTTCGGAATTGAATTACCCGAATACTGGGCTAGTTTCGACGACGACGAAAAGGTATCAGCAATCATTCACGAAGAAATCAAGAAGCCTATATGGAAAAAAGTTGAGGGAGAGCCGCCTGTACCGAGCGTTCTAGCCATACGGCTAGGCGTTCCGAAGGGCATAATCAACCACACGGGAGTCTATATAGGCGATGGCAAGTTTATTCATTGCAGGGCTAAAACAGGCGTAGTCGTAAGCCGAGTGGACAGCCCTGCATGGCATAAAACGATAGAAGGCTACTATGTGTATGCAGGAGAGGAATAAAACATGATAACTGTAGTATTTGTCAAGAATCCGTTCGAGCCGACAAAAGATAGAGAGATACACACGTTCCTGTTCCAAGAAGGCTACACAGTCGCCGATTATGTAAGGCAATGTGGCAGTGAGCTTGAGATGAAAGACGTTGTAATCTCTAAGAACGCACATACGTTTAACGGCGATAAAGAAGTACAAGACGGTGATTTTATAGTCTTTTCGCCTGTTGTGGCCAAGAGCGGCGGTAAGAATCCGCTACTTATTATTGCAACGGTTGCATTAGCCGTCGTATCAGGCGGCGTTGGCGGCTTAGTTGCAACTGGTCACTGGGGGATGGCGGCTTTAACGTCAGCCACAGGATGGGCGGCTATAGGCGGCTATTTAGCGTCAGCGGCGGTTATGTTCATAGGCGGTCAGTTGATACAACACGCCTTTGGAACGGCAACGCCTAAGCTAGGAACGAACAAGGAAAACCCTACTTACAGTTGGGGAGATATACAGACAACGCAAGGACAGAACAATCCGATACCCCTTACGTATGGGCTTGTACGGTCAGGCGGTCAGACTATCGGCAAGTATCTGTATTCTAAAGACGACAAGCAGTATTTGAATTGGCTTGTATCAGCAGGCCGAGGCGAGCTTGAAATTACAGACGTAAGACTCAACGATAACCCTGTAGCGAACTATAAAGATGTAGAAGTTACTATCCGAAACGGCACGAACGACCAAGAAGTCATACCGAACTTTAACGACACTATATCGTCTAAAGTGCTAAATTATGAAATCCTTAACGACGAATGGCGTACCGATATAGTAACGGGTAACGCCACGGAAGGGATTATCTTTTACGTTGAGTGCAGTAACGGGCTTTATTACGCTAAAGACGACGGCAAGTTAGGCGACGCATGGGTAGAAATCGCAGCCGAATACGCCAAAGTTGGCACACAAGACTGGAAGCAAGTACCTACTAGCCGTATAACTGGTCATCAGTCAGGAGCGTTGCGTAAAGAGTATCGAGTCGATAACATTCCCGAAGGTGAGTATCAGGTACGAGTCAAAGTAACGGACAGAAGCCACGACCGAGACAACAGCCGAGCGTCTACCCGTATTTACTGGACAGCCGTTGCAAGTATCGTATATGACGACTTTGCCTATCCTTGTATTGCCCTTATCGGTATCAAGGCTATGGCCACAGACCAGTTAAGCGGCAGTCCGACGCTAAAGTTTATGAAAGAGCGTAAGTACGTGTACGTCTATAATCCGAACACACGGCAGTACGAAACACGGCCTGCAAACAATCCCGCATGGGCGGCGTATGACATGATACATCAAGCCGACAAGGTAAAAGACGCACGCAACGGTGAAGAGGTTTATATCGTAAGAGGTGCTAAAGCCGAGCTTATGATGTATGACCGTTTCGCAGAGTGGGCAGAGTATTGCGACCGCTTTAAACTCTACTGCAACATAGAGATAAACCAAGTAGGCGAGCTGTTAGAGCTTACGAACAAGTATATATCGGCTGTTGGTAGAGGGATGGTTATTCCTTTCGGTACGAGGTTTGCCCCCGTGTGGGACGGCCTTAAAGACGCAGTACAGATGTTCGGTATGGGTAACATTAAAGAAGGCACGTTCCAAGAGGACTTCTTAAAGACTTCCGATAGGGCAAACGCCGTAGAAGTCACCTTCACGAACAAGCAAAAAGGCTATCAGCAAGACACGATTAAGGTATACTCTGATACGTTCGATACGGACGAGTACGACAATACAACGCAGATAGCTTACCCTGCAATAGACAATATGGAACAAGCCTATCGGGAAGGGAAGTTTCAGCTGTTCTGTAACCAGAAAATGGTACGTACCGTTTCATTTGAAGCCGATATAGACGCTATCGCCTGCACCGTAGGAGACGTTATCATCGTAGCACACGACGTACCCGAATGGGCTACATCTGGAAGTATCGTAAGCGTTAGCGGCAACACGGTTGTATTAGACGCTCCGATTAATAATTACGACGCACAGAAGCGTTATATTTTCGCCTACAGAGCTTGCAACAATGACGTAAGGTACGAGGTAGCCTGCACCGTTAAAAACGTTACAGAGACGACCACAGAGGTGCTTTTATCGTCGATACCCGACGAAGCTCCGCAGGCAGGAGATGTGTATGATATTGCCAAAGCACAGGTAAAGAGTAAGAAGTTTGTGGTACGTTCCATCTCAAGAGCGCAAGACTTTACCCGTAAAATAGAAGGCCTTGAGTACAACGAGGACGTGTTCAACGAAAATTACGATATTCCTACTATTAACTACTCCGACGCAGATAGCCATACCGCACAAAACGTTTCGAGGGTGATAGCTAATCACTATTACTGGACGAACAATGACGGTACGAAAGACGGCAAGGTTTCCGTAGCGTGGGATATTGACAGCCCGTATTCTAAGTTTATTGTATCGCTTTCAAGCGACGGCGGTCAGACGTGGGATACGGTGCAAGACACGACAGCAACGACGCTTGACCTACCTGCAAAGTATGACGGTACGTATACGGTAAAGATAGTCACGATATACGGCCTAACAGCGTCTAACGGCGTTCAGACGGCGGTTACGCAGTCGATAAACATATCCGCACCCGTAACGCCTACTACAAGTAGTGTGGCCTTTGTAACGCCGCCTAGCGACGTTACTACAACGGGTATGGAACTATGGTTAGGTATTACAAGTGACAGCCCGTCTACTTATAAGCAGGACATCTACATAAGCGAAGATAACCAGACATTCTTACCCATTGGAAGCGCCATAGGTAAGGCACACGTTGGTACGCTTTCGTCAGCTATATCCGCTACAGATACGACCGTAGCGGTACAGTCCGAGGACTTCACTAACGGCGGCAGTCGCCTTATGGCAAACGTAGTATGTATCGGTGATGAGTTTATCACCTACCAAACAGCGACCCGTACCGACAACATCTACACCCTAAAAGGTTGCGTCCGTGGAGCTTACGGCACGGTAGCGGCTAATCACGGTAGCGGCGTACAGGCCGTGGTGATAGATAACAGGCTGTTTGAAGCACCTATAAAGAAAGAGTATGCAGGCAAAAAACTATACTTTAGGGTAGTACCGACTCCGATTATCGGCGTTGGCACAGTAACGGTTAATGACGTTCCGTCGCTACCCTACACCATATCACGCTACTACATACCGCCTGTAACGAACGTGGTTGCGTCGATTAAGTACGCACAAGGCCAAGACCGAAACGCCAAGTATGATATTAAAGTTGAGTGGAAAAAGCCTAACATCTCAAGCTACCTTGCAGGCGACGTGTGGTATAAACGAACAGGCGATACAGAGTGGCTGTTCGGGGGAAGTGGTACGGAACAGGTTATCATTCCGCAGGCAGTTGTAGGTGCAACGTACCACGTAGCGGTTGTTACCCGTGATAAGTGGAACAACACGAACGATAAAGACACAGCACCGAGCCGAGATGTACTAGTATCCATGAAGTCCGACGTACCGAACGCTCCGACAAACTTTAAACTCACGTTTGGTGATACCGCTAAGGTATCGTGGGATGAGGTAACAAATACCGACGTTGCATTTTACGAGATACGGACGGACGACGTTGTAGGTACAAATGCAGGGCTGTTACTCCGTACTACTGATATACAAGCGTCATTATCGCTTGTAGACAGAAGCGGCAATCTTTACGTATTTGCACGTAATGTAATTGGTCAGTACAGCACGGGTGCTACTCTTTCGTATAACAAACCGAAGCCCAAAGCACCTACTAACATTGAAGTCAAGGCATTACAAGGCGGTATTGCCGTGAGGTTTGCGGCCATTCCGTCAGGGTGCAAAGGCGCTAATGTGTACATCGACAACGACGTGTTCTTCACCGCCACAAACGTGTTCCAGACGATACTACAACCTAACGTGTACAACGTGAAGGTATCGTATGTAGACCTGTTCGGCGAAGGCGAGATAAGCGGTCAGCAAGCCGTGACGGTCAAGTTTGAAGTTACTAAAGATATGCTAGATAGAGAGACCCTAGGGCTAACTGAGATTGACAAAGCCATCGCCAAAATCGAAGGCGACGTAGGCGTAGTTAAGTCAGACCTTACGGGCACACAATCCCGTATCACACAGTTATCAAACAGCGTTGATTTACGGATTAACAGCCTAGACGGCAAGGAACTTATCTCACGAATCAACTTGTCACCGACAGGAACACGAATCGACGGCAGGCTGTTACACGTTACAAGTGACGCAGTGTTCGACCGGAACGTCATTACAAAGGGCATGATACAAGCAGGAGCGGTAACGGCCGATAAAATGCAGGTAGATAGCTTATCAGCTATTACGCAGAACGTAGGCGAGCTGCACGGCGGTACGATAATAGGCGGTACGTTCCGTAACAACGACAGCAGTTTCCAAGTCTTACCGAATGGCGACATCATCGGCGCTAATATCATTGGTAGCCGCATAGACGCTAAATCTGTATATGCCGAAGGGGAACAGCTTAAGCCCGTACACGTATCAACGCAAGTCGTTGATAGTGGAGATAAAATCGTACTTCCCGAAGGGTACTCTATCGAGAAGTCGATTATATACGTACTGGAGTATGACTTGTTGAAAACAGACTTCTATAGTTTTGGGACAGTGTACACAGGTAAAAATAAGAATGTTGCTAACACATTCACCGCAGAAAACGCAAACGATTTTTTACCTAACGTACACGACCTAGGGAGTATTGAGTGGCTTAACGGGGATAAGTTAATCGAAGCTAATGAAAAGCTAAAGAAGTACAGCCCCGTTTGGTTTAAAGATGGCACATCAAAACGAGTAACCGAGCTATTTTATGACCTAGACAGTTTCGTTTTTAATCACCAATCTCTAGCAAATTCAAGAGTTGTGTGGGGAGCGCCTTATGTTAATTTAGGCTATCTAAGCACGCCGAATTTTTCGTTCATTAATATCAACCTAGACAAGCCTTACCCCCGAATTGCTTTGAAGAACAACTCAAAAATCAGCAACATTAGCCCTAATCACATCGTGGGTGTAGCCGACGATGGAAGCTGTTACAACTGTTGCGTCTATTTAGATAAGATGACCAGTAGCAGGTATTACGGACACACCCTTATTACATGGGGAACAATCAAAGTATGCGTCGTATCGTTCTGGTAGAGGAGTGAGAGATTATGTATTACTACTTTCGTTCTGACGGGTCGTGCAAGGCACAGTCCGAGTTACGACTTCCGTATAAGGACTGCACCGAGGTGCAAGACCCCGTGAATTACGACATCTCAACAATAGAGCTTAAGGACGGCAAGATAGTAAAGCGTGAGGTCAAGGAAGATATACCGCTTACGCCGATTGAGCCGTCAGAGCCGCAAGAAGTTGACTCACCCCAATTAACGGATATGCAAGAACAAATTATGGCGAGTATTGCTGAATTATCCGAGGCAGTGGCAGCTCTGGCTGAAGGGGGTGAGTCATAATGCTTGAGCTGATTTATACTATTTTATTATTTATAAAGGAGTGGTTATATATGAGAATATTCAAAACGATGATACCTATTTACGGATGGCAAGTTCTGAACGGCAATTACGTACTGACGAAAGAAGAAGCTACCGACGGACAGAAGGTCGTGCCTGAACGGTATGTTCCTTTCGTTGCTGAATGGCTGACGGAACGAGAAGATAAGCGAAAAGAGGACTAACCCATGCAAACACACGACGATGAACTTCACATTGGAAGCGACTTTGAGCGTGTATACGTAATGACCAATGCACCCGATTTAACGGGTGCAAAGGCCACTATGAAGATACGTTCACTCAACGACGTGGAACTTGTTCACGCAGACTGTACGGTTGAAGATGGACAGATACGTTGTCGCATAAGCGGCGAGGTATCAAAGAACATGCCGAGGACTTACACTAAAGGGCTTTACGACGTGTTCTTAGTTAAGCAAGGCAGTTACAGCCTTAAAATCATTATGGGTATGATGACGATTGTACCCGATGAATCATTACACTAAGGAGATTAGCTAACAATGGAAGTAAAAGTAAACATCACCGAACCTATTACTATTAGTACCGTTGGCGTAGCAGGCCAAAGAGGTAAGAGTGCTTATGAAGTAGCCGTCGATAACGGCTTTATAGGTACAGAGCAAGAATGGCTTGAGAGCCTTAAAGGTAAGGACGGTAAAGACGGAGTAGACAGCACAAGCGGCACGGGTGAACCCGTTAGCATGAACTTTCCGACTATTAAAAGTATGCTAGACGACAGAGCTATAATCGCCAATAGCGACAGCCTTGAAGATATTCTCCGAGCTATCATAAAAGAAGTTGTACCCGACGGCGATTATTCAAACCACCTTGCCGAATTTACTTTAGTTAATGAAAAGGTAGAAGTTGGTAGTACGACAGTAGAAATTAAAGGACAGCCGCACTTCTATATTGCCGAACAAGACCACAATAATTTACAGCAGATACCTGCAAGCGGCCGACTCACCTTTACACTTTCCGCACCGTTCGACGGAGAAGTGAAATATCTTGAAGTAATATTTCCCGACACATCTAAAGGGTCGTATGCGTCAATCACTATTCCGCAGAACAAAGCCGAACAGGTTATCCAAGACGACACGCAAGGGGCGACAGGTGCTAAACTTTACCTTAATGCACAAGGTAACGTATGTATCCGCACACGTACTTATGAATCCCTTGCGGACGTGTTTAAGTGGTCGTACTGGACAGACCATGCACGGCAGTATGTCGTGCCGCTTACCATTGATTGTTATGAAAGAGGAACGGCTATTAAGGCAGACGGCTTGACGGTACTCAATCAGCACTTCAAGACAGTAAACTGCATAGACGAGTGGCCGAGCCACGTTGAAATGCCGAATCAAAGTCAGCACTTGTTTATGAATCTCAACATAGCTAGAAGTAAAGGCGACGCCGACCTTGTACAAAACGACTTATCAAGTTTTGAGTGCCAAGGGCAACAGCTTGATGTGACAGACGGCAGGCTTGAGTATGTACATCTTTAATTAAGTGAGGTTAGAACACTAATGACAATAGCATGGGGAATCGAGAGCGTAGCCGCACTGGTAGCTGTAGTGTTAGGCGTTGGCGGGCTGTTTCATAAACTTATCATCTTACCCGTAATTAACGACCTTAATGCTAAACGAGAACTTGATACCGAGGTACTAAATAACCAGTGCAAAGTCTTGAGGGAATCTCAAGCTGTTCAGTATGCGGCTTTGCAATCGACGTTAAAAGATTTGAGGGATGAAATAAAAATATCCCGTCAACAGCGGAGCGAGTTTGACCGTAAAATTGCTATTGTCGAAGAACGGCTTAACAATTTTGCGACAGACGTAACCGAAATTCGGACGGAAATGGCACGACAGAAAGGAGCGCCGCAGTAGTTTCTACTGTAGGAATGAGAAAAAGTGAAGAGTAAATTTATTAAATTCGGTGAATGGGCACAGTCAAATTGGCTTGCCCTTATCGCCATTCTAGCCGTGGTGCTGTTCGTCTTATTAGTTGTGATTGTGCTATCGTGGCTTTACGGCTTCTGGAGTAATGGCCTATACGGAACGAAATTTGAAATCAATAGCTGTTGGCAAGGCGTTTCAGCCGTGGGTGCAGGTATCGTAACCGTCGTAGGACTTGCTAAAGCCGCATGGACGAAGTACGGCCTTGATAGCAAATACAACTCACCCGAAGGGCAAAGGCCTAACATTACTAATTCATTGGTGAAGATAGGAGACAACGTAAAATGAGTTATGGCATAGACGTATCATATTGTCAGGAAGGATTGGACTACACCCAAGCCGTAGCACAAGGCTATAAGTTTTGTATCGTTCGCTTAGGCTACACAGGAAGCGCAAGCGGCAGGCAGGCATTAGATGACCTGTTCGTGCAAAACATAAACGCCGCTAAAGCGGCAGGCATGGAAATCGGTATCTACTTCTACAGTACGGCTACATCAGAAGAAGACGCCGAAGCCGAAGCGGACTGGTTACTTGAACAAATGAATACCTACTTAGACGGCGTTCAACTAGACGCAGGAATCTGGTACGATGTAGAAGAGCAGAGTCAAAAAGAGTTAGGGTATCACCGCTTACCGCAGGTCATCATGGCCTTCATGAATCGAATGAACGCCGCAGGAAAGTATGTAGGACTGTATGCAGGGTACGATACGCTTATCAACTGTATGGACACGTCAGCGATACCCGACTACATTCCGTTATGGGTATCTATTTACGACGAGAAGAATTACTATAACGCCGAACGACCGAACAGGCAGGCAAGTATTTGGCAATACACCGATAGCGGTTTCATAGGCGGCGTGCAAGTAGACCTTAATTACAGGTATAATGACTAAAAAGCATGGGTAGTACAGAAATGTACTACCCTTTTTTGCTAGAAAGGAGAAAAAGCATGAAAAATCTAATGGAAAATCCGTTAAAAACACCGAAACACTTGAAAATAGCCTTATTTTTAATCCTAACGGCTTTTTGCCTTCTTTGCATATACTTTGCCGCAAACCATATCAAATCGTCGTCAGGAACGACGACAGAGATACCTTTTTCTCAAACAACGGACAAAAATGTTGTAAAATCGAAATTGCACGTCGATGATACGTCAGCAGGCCAAATTGTAACTCAAATCGAAAGGATACACGACGGGAAAGTTGAACCGAACGTAACCTATTACGTGCAAGCTCCGAATTTACAAAAAGCGGCCGATATAACAACTACTCAAATTAGAAATCAAGACCCGACTCTTCCGAAAGCGGCGATAGCCAAATCCGACCGAACGATTGTAACGGCTAACGACGAAAAACAGAAAGTGGAAGTCTATAAAATAAATCTCCGTAACAATCATAAGATTAAGAGCGGAGTAACCTATATCGATGGCAAGGCCTATGCGGCAGTAGGTTATCAAGCGGGACGGATTGAAGCCATAGCCCATGCAGACCAAACAGGGATTAAAGGCGGTACAGTTATGTATACAATTAAAGAGTGGTAGTCAAGTAAACGGCGTTTTACTGGACTAAGATATGAGATAGTCAAGCAAAAGGCGTTTTACTGGACTACCCAAATAGCAAAAAAGCGGATTTTTGAGGTTTGAAATTTTTGAAACCCCAAAATCCGCTTTTTTTGTGCTTTCAGATACCTTTAATGTTATCAGCCTTAATAAGCCTATTAAGTTTATATGTTGATTAAATAAGGGTTTGTGAATTTAAGTTGACAAAAGTATTTATATTTGATATAATACTTATAACAAAACAATTTAGTTGCCGCAAGAGCGGCGAAAGGGGAAAACTATGAAAATCAAAAAGTTCTCAAACAAGTTTATCCAAAACCTTATCTCTAGTGACGACGTAATGGACGAAGCCGTGCTCCGGGGATATGCGGACAGCCTACCTTACGAGATGAGCCAAGCCGATGATGTGGCGGCAAGTTTCGGCCTTACTCTTGAGAAGTGGGCGACGGAACAGAAAGGTTTTACCGTCTCCGATAACTTCTTCATCGAAGATGGAAATGGTCATTTCGTTTCTGACTCAAGCCCGGCGTTTCATAGACGCTTGCGTGAAGTCTTACAGCACTTAAGTTAAAACTTGCCAATACGCCACGTTTATGGTACATTGTACGTGATGACATCACCTTCACTTTCTGAACATATTAGGCGACCGCATTATCCGCCGGTCGCCGCTTGTACCTACATCTAGCTAATGTAGCCCTACTGCAAGACCTAGGCGGGTCGCTACCGCAAGCAGGGGCACAGTACAAGTTGCAAAAGCGCCGATTTCTTGCTTAAGGTGCTTTTATACAGGCCGTACCCAATGTGCAGGGTATGGCCTTAATTTTTATCTAGCTAGATTGACAAATATATCAATTTATGATATACTAAGGCATAATTCAGAAAGGGGGATACTATGGAACTTAAGAGTGAAGAAAAAAAGCGACACCTTAATGTACGAATATCGGAAGAAAGATTACACGACGCCGCAATTTGTGCCGACGCCTTTAATATTTCTAAGTCCGAAGTAGTAGACCGTGGCATACAAATGCTAAAGGCAACTCTTACTACAAGACGGCGTATGCGTCCTAAGAAAGGAGACTAGTTGATATGAATTTAGTTGAAGCCCGTAAACTTTCAGGGCTTTCACTTCAACAGGTAGCCGACCGCTACAACGTATCCAAGAGTTCCGTGTACTTGTGGGAGCGTACAGAAAAAGAAAAAGGGGTATCTCAACCCATAGCGAACCTTATTGCTATGGATTTAGTACGACAATCGTTTCCTACTAAAATCGACTGGTATACAAGGTGCTGTTTGTTGTTCGCCGAAGATACGGCCGACAGAGAACAGCTTAACCGTCAGCTATTCTATACGACTTACGAGCTAAACGGATGGCGTGAAACATTTCATAACGAGCACGGGGGGATTGATGTTTCATGGGCGTTTCACTTAGACCCGGACGAAGTAAAAGCGAAAGCCACTAACGAGTTCTTAGCCATTGTGGCGAACGAACTTGATAACGTTGATATAAACGACCCCGAAGATGTATCGGACTGTTTACGATACGTTAAATCGCTATTAGTGTAAGATAAAAAAACGAATACTAACAAGTTAACCCCGGAGGGGATTAACAGCATCCGATCCTTTCCGTTCCAACTCTTTTTCCCCGCCGCGG